TGGTGGATAGTCCCTGCCGCATTTAGGGCAATGTATGTCTCTCTCTTTCATGTTGTTCCCCAAGGGTAAGGCGGGGCACACGGCCCCGCCTGTGGTGGTTACGGCTGGCCTTTTACAAACTTCGGCCGTACTACGTTCGGACCATCTTCGGCACGTCTGCGGGCCACATCAACCGCTTGCTCCATGCGCCGGATAACTTCGGCCGGGAGTTTCTCGGTCATGTATTCTTTCCATAACGGGCTTCGCGGATCCACGGCATTACCCCAACCTACCGAACGGTGGTTCGCTACAGTCTCTCCGCGATAGTTCGGGTTCCTGCGCCACTGGCGGCTATACCGCTGCTCTGGTGTAAGTTTGCTGGCTGTTTCGTCGGTGCGCGTGTTGTAGTAACGATCACCGTACATGGCAAACTGCCCAAGCCGCAAGCCAACATTCATAAGCCAAAGCCCCTGATTGTTTGCATACACGTTCTTGCGCTGCTCGTCGGTATATTCCCGATCAGGCACAAGGATCCCGTAATGCTGGCTTGACTTCTCCGCGGCTTCCACCTGGAACACGTCGCCATTGGCCAGCCAGTCGGCAACATACTCGTCGATCGCACGGATCCTCACACAACCATACTGATCGTGATCGCTGAAACCGTACTCGTCATACGTCACAATGTTGAGATCCGTCACATTCTGGTTTCCGCTATTCAGGATCAAGATCCCGTCTACGCGCACAGTACCAGTAATGCGGCCGTCGTCGATCAGTGGTGATATCGCGTCAATGATATCGCCGGTTGAAATATCTTGTAGTTCATTCATACCTTTTACTCCATGGTTAAAAACAATTTACTTACTTACACCGATATACCGGCACCTTGGTATCCTTGGCGATCTGCTTCTCGATATCGCCTGACATTGCTTCCAGGGCGTCACCAAGGCGATAAAACCGATAACCAAGTAATACAGGATCCCCGTCGGCCTTCGGTGCTTCGATGATGATATCAGCCGTAAGCGTGATTTCGGGCCCACCATAAAACGGCGTTACCTTGATCGTCATTTGCTTTGGCAACGTCAACACCTTCTCGGTGGTGCTGTCGCTGCGGGTTGATACCTTCATGCTGTAAAGCAGCTCGGCACTGCCAGTATGCAGATCCTTACTTTCTTTGAACTCGCCCTTTGATAACAGTCGCAAGGTTTGGATGATCTCAAGAAGCTCCGCGCCTGCGGGATCCATCACGTCTGCCATGTTCTGATAAATGAAATCGGCAAACGTGGACTGCTTGAACTTGCGATCGTTCCCATTGAACCACGCCACCCAGGACGGTGTAGATCTCGTCTGGTAGATAGCAAGGTGCTGGCCCCACATGGGCCCGTTCTTTGCTGCGCCGTCACCTGGGGCTTGGTGGTAGTCGATAATTGCGCGGGCCGTGAGATCCCCGTTACCAACCGCGTCAAACTTGATGATCGTGGATTGCTCTTTGTGCTTGAGCAAATACGCCACAAACGATTTGAGACACGTAATCTGGATAGTCTCTTTAACGCGCCGGGGCTTCTCCATACAATCGTCAAGCTGCGTGGTGGTCCAGCCTGGGGGAGCCACAACTACCGGCACTTCGTTTACATGGCCCAGGTACGGCGTTTCTGCCGCCATGATAGGAAACTCTTGTCCTGGGTTCTGTGTTGTTTCATTCATTGGTTGTCGGTCCCTGTAGCTTCGGTGGCTTCAACAACACTTGCCATACCGGGCAGTGGGTTTTGAAGCGGATCGTCGCGCTGTAGGCCGTCGTCGCTATTCACGTAGAACAGTGAGATTGGCCGTCCGAGCTCTGGCGCCGTTCCCTTGATTGACGGCCGGATCTCCATTTGCTCGTTGCTTGGGCCGCGGGGGTGAAGGGCCAGTGTTACCGAGATCTTCCCGGCCCGGCCCGTTTTGCGAATAGCCGAGATCACTTCCGTCATTTCGTCGGTGAGCTCGTCAATCAGCCTTCCGTTATTGATTTCCCTCAATACATGATCGAAGGGTCTGATAGCTTGTTTCATTGGTTTTCCTCTTTAAGTGCGGTGAGTATTTCTTCCCTCTTTGGAATGTCGGGAAGGTCGAGAATCGTTTGTGTAAAGGTTGTAGCCATGTGCATGGCGGTGGCATGGTTGCGCTTGAGTAGCGCGTCCATGGTTGGATCCCCGGTATCAGTTCGCATGATCCGAGCGCGTAAATCTGTCAACATCTGGACGGGGCAACCGTAGTATGCAACGGCCCGCCATGGGCCCAGGCCGCTACCGTCTTTCTTTATTGCCCGCTGGTAAATGATCCAGTTCAGGGTATTGATTCCATAGGCCCAGTGATCGCCCAGGGTGAACATGGGTTTTACGTCGTATTTTTTGCTCACTTTCTTTTCCTGTGCTGGTTGACATTGGGGCAAGTGGCAAAATGTGAAATATGCCGTTTCGGATCGAAATCAGTCTCGTCCTCGTCGTCTACAGAATCAGGATCCACTGGGATATTTTTTCCTGCCGTTGTTTTCATCCATATAATGTAAGCGTGACAGGACCGGCATTGAGGAAGGTTTAATTTTCCGTTCATTGCTTGTACGCCATGAGTGCTTGAAGGAATCCGGCAATGTAGGCCCAAAAGACAATCATGGTAACGAACATTGCTTCGATTAACAGGTGTATGAATTTTTTCACCACTTATATTCCTTTGGCTTTGAATCAAAGTCACTCGGCTTCAACTCTGGCAAGGTCACAACTTCCGTTCCCTTACTGATCTGGATCCTGGTGCGGAAGAAGCCCCGGTACTGCGGGTACTCCCGCATAAACTGACGAGCCAAAAATGGCGCATGATTGTTGTTGATTTTGAAATCGTCCGGCCCAACTACTGCTTGGTCTGTTTCCCACCGGATCCGCTCGATAATACTCTTGGCTGCTGCGTTCTGGAATCCCTGGTGTATTCTCTGAAAAGTGAATTTCAAGAATAGCTGATATACAAGTGGGTGCTTGGTGATGAAATTATCATACTGTTCCTGCATTTGATCGTGTCTGTTTTCCATGGTGCTCTCCGTTCGTTAAATTGCCCCGGCCGGAAGGGGCCGGGGACTTGTGCCCCACCCGAAGGCGGGGGCTTGGTGGTGGCGACGTATTCAGAAAGGTATGTCGTCGTCCTCGAAGTCACTGGCGTTCTGGACCGGCTGCGCTGGCTTGTTTGCCTGCTGGTTCCTAAACCCGCCCTGGCCCTGCTGCTGGCCGCCGTCGCCCCGGCTACCAAGCATCTGCATATCCTTCGCTACGATCTCAGTGGTATAACGATCAGCTCCGCTTTTATCCTGCCACTTGCGGGTCTGCAACTTGCCCTCGATGTAAACCTGGGATCCTTTACGCAAGTATTCGCCTATGATCTCGGCCAACCGCTGAAACGCTACGATCCGGTGCCATTCGGTCTTGGTTACTTTTTCCCCGGTCTGCTTGTCGTTCCAGCTTTCCGACGTGGCCACACTGATATTGGCAATGGCCGCCCCGGAAGCGGTGTACTTCATTTCCGGGTCTTGACCCAGGTTGCCTACGATAATTACTTTGTTTACGCCTTTACTCATATTTCTCTTACTCCGTTTCTTGATTCTATCCAGTTGATTATTTCTTTAACATCACCGACCACCCTGTACCCGGTTTCTTCGTCACCAACGCCCTCGGTTGTTGTAACCCAACACTCATCTTCACGATCATACGAAGGATAAATGGCAACGATTTTATCCCTGTCGATGTAAAGTGGCTTGGTAGTAAAACGGGGGCCATCCAGCCCGGTACCATCAGTCACAACCATTTCAAACTCAACAAACCACTTATCTTTCATGCTGCTTTCCTCTGTGGTATTTCGACGCCAAGGCTCTCGATCTCCTGCGCCATGCTTTCGGTGAACTGGTTTATAGCAGATCTGACCTTGACCGTGTATGCGTCGGCCTTCACCAGCACGTACAACGGGGGCAACTTGGGATGATGTGATTGGAAGTACCAGCGTTGCAGGCCGGTGATCGCCATGGACCAGTGACACTGTTGCTTGTACTTGGTCGGCAAGGCTTCGGCCGTGTAGAGCTCGAAACGCCCAAACTCCTTCATCAAGTACGGCCGGGCCATGCGTCGATATCCGATATGCGTCCGGGCCTTCGGGCACTTAGTCTCCCATCCCATCCCGGCACCTGGCAGCTCGATCAATCCATCAGGTGAGCAACCAGCTGAACCGGCGTCATTGGTGATCCACGCAACTTCCCGGATCTCCATGCCGGTTTCCATTTCAAACAATCCCCTGGCTTCTGCTTCGTACTCGATACCGCGATCGAGATCCTCAGACTTAAACTTGTCTTTCTCGCTGGTGAGTCCGAGCATGGCTTCTATCAGCTCGTCACAGTACATTGCGGCCGAACTCTGTATCTTTCCGGCGACACTTACTACCTTGCTGGCGCCGGACGCACTGGGGATCCCTTTCTTGAGCTCGAACCATTCATCGGTCATTTGTGCAATGTGGTCGTAGATAATCATCAGTAGTTCACCTGCATGTGGGGGATCTTGCCAGTGATAACCAATGTAGCAACGTCTATGGCCTGTTCGTGATTAAACCCATGTTCCATAAAAGCCGCAACAATCTCATTGTTGATTTTGCGCTGGTGTTCCAGGTCGTCTGCGCGGGCTTTATCGCCAGCTGCGCGGGCTTCCTCAATCCCGGCCAGTCGCCTGCGCTCATGCTCGGCTTCGTCGGCCGCTTTCTGCTCGGCTTCCCGTCGTGCGTTCTCTGCACGTTCCTCGGCTTCGCGTTCAGCTGTTGCGGCCCGGTCCTCGGCTTCGCGTATTTTCTCAGCACTCTCAAGCCGCACCCGTTCCCGTTCATCCTCGCGGGCCTTTTCTTCCCGTTCTCTCGTTTCTTCCTCGGCAAGCCTGAGTCGTTCCTTTTCTTCGAGTTCGGCAATGCGGGCTTCCTGGGCCTTGACCTTTTCCTCACGCAACCAAAGCTCGTGCAGGGCGTAGGCTTCTTCCTCGTCTGCTACCAGCTTGTCGGCGTCGGCTTCGGCCTGGGCAATCTTTTCCTGCTCGGCTTCCCAGTCGGTAAGTGGCTTGCGAACTTCGTCCCGAAGCTCGTCCAGGTACTCGCGGGAATGTTTACGCCGGTTGTCGATCTCTTTAATGGCCGCCTTTTGTTCGGCTACCAGATCCTTACCAGCTTTGTCGATCGTGGTCTTGGACCGAGCCACATTGTAAGCAGTGGCCGCGATAAACTTCCGGCCGTCTACTGTTGAGAGATCCGGCACAAACGACATTGCTTCTGTGCGAATACCCACAAGCATACCGTCCAGAAACTTACCCTCTTTATCGAACAGCTGTAGTGCGTTGACGTTCTCGATAGGTACGAGTTGTGTGGGCTCGGTTACTTTCTTTGCCGCCCGTTTCTTGGTTACTTTTTTCTTAGTCATTACCGTTCTCCTGCATTGAGTATTTACGCATTATCAGGTTTTCAATCACTGTCCAGTTTTGCTCCCTGATATCCTCCAGGCAATCAACCCCCTGCCATTTAAGTAGGTGCGCTTCATCAGCTGCCCCGGCTTCGATCGCTTCTTTGATTACACATACCTGCTTATCGTCGATCGTCGCTACTGGGCCGGTGTTGCCGTCGTTATCAACGTCCTGCGTAGTAGTGAAGTTAAATATCAAGCCCATCAAAATTACTCTGGCATACGTTATGGCTGATTTGGTTCCGTGAATAACGGTTTTATTGACGGTTCCTTGTGGCCCGCGAGTATCGGCCGGAAGGTCAACGTGATACGTCTTTGTGTACCCACCAACATGATTGAGCTCGGCCAAGGTGCGGAACCAACCATCATCAATAAGTCTCTGGCTGGCACAGTCGCCAGTGCTAAATGAAAGCGAGAAACCCTCTTTCGTGTAGTGCGGAGCCAGCGCACTTACAATGGTTGTGAGTTTTGAGTAACGGCTACCTGTTTGGTCGTTCTCAGCATCAGCAATAACCGGCTCGATACTTTCCTGCACCGTGGCCATGGCCACAACAAATGCGTGCTTGGCCTGCCGATCTTCCCAACGCTCCTGTAGATCCATCAGTTTTTCTAACTTCTCTACATCAACGTCCTGGGCGGCCGCGACTGCGATCATCTGAACATACGGGTTCGCATCTACGATTGCCGGGGTCAGATCCTTTTTTATGGTGAGCCCGGTATTTTCAACGTTACCGTGTTCCGGGAAAGGTTCGATGTGTTTGCTTTTGGGGGGATCCCCGAAGGGTACTACCTGTTCGTGCTCTATCGTTCTTCCGTTCATGTGCTTTCCTTTGTTGGTAGATATCAAGACGCTCGGTTGCGTCCAGGGGTATTGTGCTTGGTGTGATTATCATTCTGCGCGAATGGTCACGGCCGATCTGGCGCCGGATCCAAGCGGATAGTTTCATAACTGGAACTTCCTGTAGAGCCACACGCCAGCCATGGAAGCCAGTGTGCAGACCACAAAAAGGAGGAAATAAAACATACATCTATTAAACCAAAAGATTGGCTATCAATCAACTATATATAAGGAGTAATGTCACATTTGTTATTGACCTACTCCATTCCTTTGGCTGATAATCAGAAACATGAAAGCAAAAGACGTGAAACACATAGCCCATTGCCGCCTTGTAGCCCTTACTGAACGTCTTGGGAACAAGATTGCGGCCGTGAACATGGTTACAGAAAACAACGGTCCATCAGAGTCTTGGACGCGGAAGTTCTTAAATGAGGAGATCACCAACCCCACGGTTGATCGCCTGGATGAGCTGATCGCTGCACTGGACCTGATTGACAAAGCGGAAAAAGCCGCCGCATAACCCAAGGTACAATAATTGTACCCAACACTTTACAGGGGATAAGCGTGCTACATATAGAAAGGGCCATAATGTAATGGCCAGAATAAGAACGGTAAAGCCAGAAATGGCTCAGGACGAAGATTTAGCAGGATGCACATTTGCCGCCCAGTTGTTAGCAGTTAGGATCCTCAACCACTCAGACGATGAAGGCTACTTCAAGGCCAATGAAATGCTGGTCCGGGCCGCCTGTTTCCCACTCATGGAACATTCACTGAACGTTCACGGATTACTCACTGAGCTTTCAAACATAGGTTATTTGCAGCTGGCAGAAGGCGCCGACAAGAAGTTATACGGGTTCGTCACGAAGTTTACGTCACATCAAAAGGTGAACCGTCCATACGATAGTAAAATCAAGCCCTTAGTATCATTCACTGAACATTCACTGAACGCTCACGAACCATTCACCCCCGGAACAGGGAACAGGGAACAGGTAACAGGTAACAGGGAGCAGGGAAAGGGTAAGGGAAAACAGCCGCGCAAAAAGCGCACGGCCCTGCCGCCTGACTGGATCCTTCCTGACGGCTACCGCGAGTACGCTGTAAAGAAACGGCCGGAGCTCTGTCCTGATAAACTCGCAGCTAACTTTCTTGATTACCACATTGGTAATGGAAAGTTAATGATGGACTGGAAGCGAACGTGGCAACGGTGGGTGCGAGAAGATCATGGACGAAATACCCGTAAAGGAACAGATAGCACTGGCCACCGCCCTGTATCAACTCCCGCCAGCAGAGGAAAGCAAGCCCTTGAACGTACAAGCTGAAAAGATTGCCCGGCGTTTCTGGCAGAAGATGTTAGCCATTTACGGCCGCCAGTGGGAAGCCAGTTACGGGCACGTTGATGGTGATGCGTACCCGGAATGGCGTGACGCCCTTGCAAGACTGGAAACCAATCAGATCCAACGCGGCCTACTGGCTGTCGAGAACGAAGGCAACGAACACCCGCCCAACCTGATTAAGTTCCTGCGGTTGTGTCGCACTGTTGAGCCATACAGCAACCACAACAAAGCACCAGCACTACCAAGGCCAAAGCCCAGGTACAGTGTCATGCGGATAGAAATGGCCAAGCAACGTGCACTCACCGGCAAAGCCTTCAAGGTTGCGGATATCCCGGATAGGATGGTCATGGATTGGAACAGCGACGACGAAGCGGAGCTACTGGGACTGGTTACACAGTGGGATGATTCCACCGGGCTTGACGGCCTGAACTACTTGATTAACGGATTCGAGTTTAGTCACGGATCCCAACGGGACAACACTGCGCTATGAAACGATCGCTGTTTGTTACCGACAAAGAACACATCGAAGCCGCGGCCCAGGCTGTAGAGGAAATGGCCCAGGACGTGCGGGATCTGGCCAGCAAGGACATACCGGAGTTTGGCTTTCATATCACCTTCGGGCTCAAAGCGGGCAAGCGTACAACCAAACAACGCAACGCCATGGAGGTTTATTTCAGATTATTGGCCGAAACCCTGAATGACGCGGGCCTTGATATGAAACGGGTATTGCGGGAAGAAATAGATATCCCCTGGGTGCAGGCCAGCGTAAAAGAGCACTTGTGGCGCCCGATACAGCTTGCGCTCACTGACAAACCATCCACCGCGAATCTTGAGCGCGACGAAGTATCAAAAATCTACAAGGTTCTCGATAAGAACCTGGGCGAGAAGCTCAAAGTTCATGTGCCATTCCCACAAAACAGGTATCCAGAATGACCATGGTAGCTGAAAAGAGAATTATCATTGATCGTAATTTGGCTTGGGGTGGGGAGCTCCAGCTGTACTACGCCGAGAGAGTCACCGGGGATCCGCAACAAACGTTTTATGCCAAGCCGATCGAAATGGGCACGCTGCCAAAAGGTTATGTGGTGCCGGGGCCAATGATGCAGCTGGATGATAACGCCAGCCAGCAACTCATGGATCAACTCTGGCTTATGGGTGTTCGGCCAAGGCCCGGCCTGCGGGATCCCCTGAACACTGAACACCTGGACGGGGAGATAGACTGGCTCCGGGGCGTAGCAGATCACCTAATGAAGCGCGGCAAATGAAAACAGGACTCCCGGCAATCACGGAGCCAGAATCGCGCCGTATTGATCGAATCAAACGTGAAGTCGGTTGTATCGCCTGTTTCTTGAACGGGCACCCACTGGGTACACCGGCCGACGCTCACCACCTGATAGACCCGGCCACCGGGAACAGGATTTCCCACTTGGCCACAATTCCACTTTGCAAGGCTCACCACCTGGGCCCGTACTCAATCCACAAACGCAAACTCTGGTTTGCTGGCCGCTATGGATCCGATCAGGATCTACTTGACGAAACAAACGCCCAGGTTTTAATTCTCGAAAACAACACCATCGGGGGTCCGATATGAAGTTTCTTAGTCACAGGGATGCGCTAACAGAAGCAATGGAGAAAACCGCTATACCGTACCCGGCTCGGCCCGGCGTGCACACGGAATGGAGTTACGACGTAACCCGGTTGGCCTTGGTCCTCATGGGCCTTGCACCAAACAGGGCAAGCGACGTGGCTTTCATGTTCGGGGGAATCCCCAGGAAGCGGCTACAATCAGGAGTTGATTACGTGAACGATCACAAACGAATGTCATTTAAGGGATCCACCGAATGAGTAAGGGTATAAAGGTTCGCTGCATTGGCGGGCCAGCTGGCGGCCAAGAAATATTGGTGCTTCACGGTGAAACGTTCCGCGTTCCAGAACACCCGGATATGGTTACTTGCCCATCGTGCGCTGGTGCTGATATTTACTCTGAACCAGAACCTATCCACTCAACGACATACAAAATACAAATGCAACATTTTGACTCTGGCCACAAACACGCATACGCAATACCGGAAAAGAACCAGCTGGTGTCGGCTTTCAACGAAATGTGGCACGAATATAAGGAAAGTATGAGGATGAAGAATTGAGTAGAAAACGCCCGGTAGACTGGGAGCACAAAGAAGCCGTGTTATTGATGGAATGGCGCAGACTCCAGGTAGGCGCATACCCACAATTAAGGCAACTGTTTCATATCCCTAATGGCGGGAAACGGAACAGGATCGCTGGCGCAAAACTCAAGGCCGAAGGCGTGCGGCCGGGCGTAAGTGACTACTTGCTGCCGGTTATGCGTATGAATTGGGAGAATCACGAGATCGAGTATTGCGGGCTCTGGATCGAACTCAAGGTAAAGGGCAACTACCCTACGCCAGATCAACATGAGTTTATGAATGATATGCGGGACCAGTCTTACGCGGCCTACTGGTGCTTTGGATGGGAACAGGCCGTTTCAATCCTTATGCAATACATGACCGGGAAACCGATAACAGCTGGCAGGGATCCAAAGCCGCGGGGATCCTACCAACTAAAATGAAAAAACGGGGCGAACGTCAACACCATCAGATAGAAGTTACGTTCGGCCGCCGTCGTCGCATGGGTGAGTTATCCAGGGTGGCAAAGATTCGCCTTTATTCCTGGGGATCTGTGATCCGGGCCGTAATCATTGCTCAAGGCCCGGCCGCCAATCCTTACAACGAACAACCATTCACCAAACAAAGGGTAGATCTCGAAACGGTGCACGCTGTAGGCCAGCTGGCCAACAAGTTTGACGAAGCAGAAGAAGTGGACGGGTGGTTGTTTCCGTTGCGCGATAGATCCCCGAACGCTTACCGGGCCACGGTCATTCGATACATTGAGCGTGAGCACGGTGGCCACCAGCTCTCCATGGCAGAACAGGTCAGACGCTACAGTTACGCCACCGGCCAAAGCAAAAGGACGTATTACAACAACCTGGACCGCGTGTTGCAGCACGTCTGCGCCGAGATCCTACTGAAAGAAAACCCGGAGTTGAAATATGAATGAGAATTGCGATCACCAAACAGTCAAGTTGTACGAGCCTGGCGTGTGGAAGTGTATGGTTTGTAGGGCGGTATTCATCCCTGAGATCCCAGGGCGTGAACAGCTTGAGAAGCAAACAGAGATCGAGAGATCTGCCATTGAAGTGAAGTTTCGCAAGGACAACGGCCAAGATCCCGAAGGCCAGCTACCTGAATACCTGTTCTGGAAGCTGCAATGGATCGAAGCCAATGCCAAGATTGATACCGTATGCGAGTATTTAAGGAAGTAACGGCTCCTTGCAATACCGGCCGGGCGTGGGGTCATTAGGTAATCTGTTGTGCTGGTCCGTTACTTTCAGGCGTGGTTTATTTCTTTCCCACGCCGGACATAGTTATAACAGCCAAGAGAACCCGCTGCGTCACCTTTTAACGAACGGAGAACGATATGTATTTTGAAGAACCCAAGCACATTAGAACCGTGTGCCCGTATTGCGGCCACATCGAAGAAGCCCGGCATACCGGCGATAAATATAGTGGGGTTGCTGTCTGCGGAAAATGCGTTAGTGAGTATGCGTACAAGATCAGTTTGGAAGTAGTCTCTACATCTTCAAGGGTCGAGTGGCTTCCAACGCACAGCCTAACTCCCAAGACGAAGTTGGTAGTCTCGGATATACCAAAAACACCAATAAAAGGCATGTTCTCTCTCAGGGCCGTAAACACGCTTCTTAAAAATGAGGTAACAACACTGGAAATACTATTAACCTACTCGGAAGTCGGGCTCTTGAAAATGCCGCTTATGGGTAAGAAAGTTCTTACAGAAATAAAAGACGCACTCGCCATGAAAGACTTGTCTCTAAGATCAAACTCGGCTTAGTTACTTCCTACCAAACATCGGTGAGAAGTATTTGTAAGCCTTCGCGTCCTGGGCGTTCCGTCGCTCAATGATCTTATTGATCTTTTCGCGCTTCGCCTTCGGGTCCATCTTCGGATCTCTGTAGATCCGGTCAATGGCCTTCCGCATCTTAGAGCGATCGCGGGCCCACTTGCCAATACGCTTGCGGGCTTTCAGCTGTTTGCGGTTATCTTCATCCATCAATCCCTCAATGCTCTCCCGATCGCCCTGCTTCTCATACGCCTTAACTGTGCCATACAGCTCGGTTACTTCCCGGTGGATCTCGTACATTTCAGTACCGTACCGGGTATTCCAGGCCGGGCCGGATCCACGATAGAAGCCGCCCAGGACTGGCAGCTGTCGCGCTGTCATTGCTGGTACTGGCGCCCGGCCCATGATCTCGCGTGTAATCACGTCGGCCGCCATGAGTGAGTAGCTTCCCAAGGTACCCATGTAACCACGTACCAAGAACTCGCCTTGTTTCGGTGATAGTCCCATGAGCTCAAGGAATGGGCCCATTGCTACCATCGTTTCGCTTGTCGAAGCGTTGTACCTGGACCGCTTCATCTTGTTGCGATCGGCCATACCTTCAATCGGCCGGCCAGTGAACATAGATTCATTTGCGAACACTTCCATGGCAGGCCGCATGATCTGAGGAATGGGGTTAGCCGCCATGGTATCCATAAGGGCATGGCCCATACGCTCGAACAGTTTTTCGGGGGTGTCCTTGCCAATGGCGGCCCGGTACATTCTTTCCGGGATCGTGCCGTACAAGACACCCACTTCAAACGGTTTCGGGATCCGTGTATGGAACTTAGTGCCCGGCATTAAGTGCCAGTACGCATCCTTATCCCATTCTTCCAGTGCTTCGTAATCCTCGTCACCGGAGTTAAGAGCTGCCAGTGCGGTACTGGCCAACGCGATCCACATGCCGCGCATGGCGATCTCTTTGGCAATCAGGCCCGGTACCGGCACCGCACCGCTGCGGCCGAGTTTGTATAAGCCTTGTAACCTGGCATTGAAGAACGGGAGCATATCGTTAAACATTTGGATCCACGCCCAGGATCCGTGCATAGAGAAGTCCATCAGATCCTTGGCTTCAAAGATCGCTTGCCTACGTTCCTTGCCATTCTTGGTGGCAGCTTCGTAAACAGCTTCACGGTTAGCGTTCTCAACCGCGTCACCAACACGCCGCCAGCGATCCCACACGCCAGCTGTCAGATCAATGACGGTATCAAGGTGCTCTTGTATGTATTCATTGTCGTAACCCTTCAACCGGAGCGCGACACGGATGCTCTTGCGGGATGCGTCCGGGTCGGTGCCGTTGATGTAGCCGCCCTGGAAGGATCCACCGGCAAACATCATATCGAGCATACCGCCTTCTTCTTTGGCCGACTTATACAGGCCGTGCACACTGTCGACGATCGGTATGAAGTGATCCTCGTTGATAACCCAGGCGTGCAATGTATCTCGCGTGAAGTTTCGCGCCATGAAGCCGGGCTCTGACGTAATCATGGTGGTGAGTAGCGTCTTGGCCGCACGCATTGGTAGGAACAGGCCGCGCAAAGATTCGATATTCACGTTGGTAAGCGACTTGAGCAACATCGGATCATTGACCCGGTAATACTCAGGCTTGCCGTCGCGCATGACCTTGACTACTTCCTTCCCGGCTGGTTCGGCCATGGCCCATAGTTTCGCTATTCCGTCGAATACTCCGAGCTGGCCCATCATATCGAGTATTTCTTCGGGGATCCCATCTTGCAGCATCATTTTCTTAATGCCGCCCCTGGGTATCAGTTTCGGATTGAACTTAATGCCTTCCTTGTCGAGAGCTCCGGTGCCGTCGAGTGCGTCAACTGTCTCCAGGACGGCCAGATTCTTCATAGACGCTTCAATCAGGTGATTGAAGTTCATAACGATGTTACCAAGTGGGTCAGATAGTGCGCTCTCGCCGCCGACAAGCCTGCGGATCCCGCTTGTCTGGTGTGATAGGCCCATTCCCTTGCCAAACTTGATCCCGCCACGCTGCCGGGCGTTATCTACGCGGTAAAAGGGTATCCAATCGGCTTTATCCCACACTGGCCGGGTTTCTTCGTCGATCAGGCCAGCACGTTCCGCGAGATCAAGGATCCTGCCTTTGAACTCGGCAAAGTCCTCGGCCACTTTTTCGTAGAGATCCTTACGCTGTACTGTCACGCCGTTGCGTTCCAGGGTGCCATTGGCCAGTTCAAGCCCGGCCGCGATATCGGTATCGTCGAAGTTGCGCTCTTTTTCTTCTTCCATCAAACGCTCGGCCCGGCGTGCGATCATCCAGCCAAGGAAATCATCAAGCTCTTGTTTGACTGGCTCGAACACGTCCAGGAGCCCGCGGCTGCCCGGTACCTTGCTGATAACTCCACCACGCCACTCAGGAGCGCCGTGTAGCAGGATCCCGCGCATTACACTCGCGGATCCCGTTGATAGCCTTGCTGCAATGTAACCATCCATTGCCGGGGTTTCTGTTTCGTCCAGGTAGTCCCGGTACGCACGCTTGATCCCGTAGAATTTATCGAACAGGCCGTGCTGTATCGCGTCTGAAAGGTTGCGCTTGGATTCGCGCCACTGGATATCCATGTAACCGCGGAAGGTATCAATCAAAGATCTGCGCTGGACCTTCATGCCAGCTTTCTTCATAAACTCTTTTTGTTCTTCGGTGTACTTGCGGTTGAAGGCCGGTTCCTGGCTGGCCAGCTTGTTGCGTAACGCAATCTGTCTGTGCAGTCTCTCTCTGGCCTTTTCGGACACGGCCCTTGCCGATTCCATTTCGGCTTCCAGTCGATCAACGGCCGGATCCTTGATGATCTCCTGCATCAGCTTGACCTGGCGTAATGGTTCGACGGTCGTTCCATTCTCCCAGTCGGCTTCCAACTCTTTAACCCGCCTGCGTAGTTTCAGGTTCATTGAGATCTGTTCTTTCTTCGGGGCGGCCATAAACATCTTGGCAAACCGCAAACGCTCACCGATCTGCGCTACCTTATCCCCTGCTACCTTGAGATCGTAGTTCGCATCAAGCATTTGCTTTTCGAGATCACCGGATCTCCGTTTAGTAAACTCAGACTGGAACATTGGATCTTGCCCGGCCGGGGGCGTTTCGGCTTGGCTTTCTTCATACTGCCCAAGGATCTCTTGAACGTCCGATATCATGGTGCCCAGGTCCGTGAAGTATTTACCGGATCCCATACCGCGGGCTTTAACCTTCTTCTGGAAGGATTTGAGGATATCAATGATTGCATCCAGGATCCGCTGGAATAGGTTGCGGTCTTTCTTCGCCAGCTCCCGGATAAAGACAGGATCCATGAAGGCGTCACCAACCACGTTGGCTACCATTTCCCGGAACATCTGAGTTTCGTCGTCGGCTTCTTGCCGGGCAGTGTCCTCGGTGTCCTCTCGCATCTTGTCGGAAAACTTTTTCAGGCCGCCGAGCTGCACATGACGCATGGCCACGTTGACGATCTGATCCCACAATTCCGGGTGAGTCTGTTCCAGGGTATGCGCTAACTCATGGCCAGTGACGCCCAGGAATGGATTTTGATTATCAATGTTGACGTAGATTGTCTTGGGATCACTGGGAAGGGCCACGCCGTTGAACGGGTAGTTTAGGTGTTCATCCCCGGTAGCCTTGAAGAATACGACTTTCTTACCGTAAACCCGCTGGACCGCTTTGACAGCTCCCGAAACTTCCGTCGGTGCCGCTACTTGCCGGTACGTTCCAGTCTTGACCTTCACGCCCAGGAAGCGGGCCATTGCCTGTTCGAGCTGCTTTGTAGCCGGGGTGATCCGGCCGAGCCCAACAACCAACCGCTTAACCTTGGCGCCGAAGCCGAGATCGAGCCCGTTCTTTGCGAACATCGGGAAGCTGGCCATAGCCGCGTCGTACATATCTTCGGTAATGGTGAGTGCGTGTTGCTTTGATGTGCCGCCGTGCAACATCTTGTCCATTGCGGCTTCGGCTTCATCCTTGGTATTAAACCCGCCTTCGTAGGTGTAGCCCTCGCCGTCGGTAACGGCCCAGTTATTCATTCCCATCAGCTGCACCGTTACTTGGTGCGGATCCAAGGCTACGCCTTCGTCCTCCATGCGTTCGTCCAACTCGATCATATCGGTGGACATATCGCGCAAAAACCCTTCTTGAGCCGGGGTTATGCTTATGGATTCATTGGTTAGAATGTCGTCCGGGTGGCTAAAATGATCGCCCTGGTGATCGAGCATCTGGTTTTCATCCATCCAGTTTTCAAAGCGCGTTTCCAGATCCCCTCTCTCGCTGCGCCCTGGTTGTTTCGGGATCTCGATCTCACCTACCCGGCCGCCCCACTTCTTAACGAACTTGTTGGTTTCTTTGACAAGGATATTGTCGTAAAAGCCCTTCATGCCCTCGCCGCCGACTTTCAGATCCAGGCCGGAGAACATATGGCCGTTGGTTCCGAGATCTATTTGCTCGGCCAACTCGTCTGTGACCTTGTTCACTCTGGTAAAACTCGCGCCAGCCTGCTCCATATCCGTAAGTTTTGATGATAGTTCTTTTTTCTTGGCCCGGCGTGCTGCTTCCGCTTCGAGTATCTTTTCAGCCAGTTCTTTGCCGACGTGATCTTCTAATGTTTCATCAGTCGGGTATATATTCTCAATACCGCCTTTCATCAGGCCGATCTCAAGCTCCCACTCGCGGTGCTTGTCGAGCCGCAACGCGCTACCTTCCGGTAGGTTCGACTGGACACGGCCCGGCCCGGAGCCCGGCTTGTACTTCGGTTTCGCGGTGATCCATTTGACGTGCTTGCTCAGATCGTAGCGTTCGGCCTGCTGCTGCCCGGTTGTCCAGGCAATCGTATCGTAGCCATTTTCAGCTGCATAACGGATCATCCGTTTCATGGCCAGCATATTCCAGCCTTTCTTGAATGGTGCGTCCGGTACGCCGCTGCGCTTGTTTATTGATCTGTAATATGTGTTTGCCAACTCTCTGGTGGAAAACGCTACAGAAGGATCATGTACTGCACGCAATCGCCATTTTCCATTAGCTTCGTACACCATCCCGTCTGGTATTTCTTGTGATTTATACCCTTTCTTACGCCCGGCCTGGTGCCAGTCGCTCTGGATCTCCTCAATGAAAAGGATCGTTTCGCCGTTGGGCCCGGTGCGAGTATTGAAACGAATATGAACAATGATGTTCCTTTCGTCAAAGTGCTGTCCCTTGTAGGCGTCTTTCTCAACATCAACGGTCGTAGCTTCTGGTTTGGTAAGGTGCTTCTCGGCTTCTTCCCTTGTCGGGTAGCCTTGTTCGGACCATTCGCCATGTGCGGTTATCAGGAAATAATCAACTTCGCCGGTTTCATACCCACCACGAACAGGATCAAAGTCCCTGATCTTGTGCTCTCTCACTTCCACGAAACCCTTTTGGGTTGTCCGGGTAACGGTTTCTTTCTGTACGGGGATCCGCAATATGAGCTCTTTGTATTTATCGCCGCCCGGTAGCTGCCAGTTTGCGTACTTCGTTGGAAAGCCGGTGTTTAGAATGTTCTCGTCGTTAAGTACCTGGGTGATAGCTTCTTCTTCGGTGGAATAGCTATCGGTAACGATATCCATTTCCTCGTCCTGGACATAAAACCCGTCCGGGCCTTCCACGACGCCAGCGCCAGTTGGCAGCATATCAATGGAAACAGTGTCAATCGTGTAGCTGACCGCGCCCGCATTTTTGTAAGCCAACTTTGCGAACTCACGGTAAACGTGGTGCGGAAGGTTCTTGAAGATTACCTTGTCGCCTTCATGCCGGTAGTTGTAGTCCTCGTAACCTTCGGCACCCAAGTCTGTAAGATAGTTCTCTGCCGCGTCCGGGCCGTGTGGGGAGTGCTTGAAGTTGGCTTCGCCGGATACGGTAAGGAGACTTTCGCCCTTTTGGTCCTCGATCAACTCAAGCTGGTTTTCAGCTACAAAGTCCTGCAACTCTTTCCGGGTAGTGGATCCTTGCTCGTCGAGCCATTCATCCAGGCCCATCCACTCGCGTTCCTCGGCTTTGAACTTGCCACCAGTCTGTACCATTTCGCCGGTTTTCTTACTGCGCTTCAATCCCTGCTGGCCGTTGAGCCACGTTTTATACAGTTCGGCCGTGCCTTTCTTCGGCATACCCTCGGCCTGGTTGACGGTTTCCACCAGTGCGGAGAAGAATGGATCCGTACCAGCTGGCACCTTCCTATGAAACTGGGGATCCTGCTCGGTATCAGCTGCCGGGGTCTTATCACTGTCGGCACTAAGCAGATTCATTACTACTTTGTACCGGGCCCGCGCCGTTTTCAGTTCCTCGGCCTGGGCGTATGGCTTCTTAATTGCTTCACGCTTAACGGCTAACGTTTCGGTATCTTCTTTCAGACTGTGCTTGGCATAGGGGTTTTCTTCGTCATAGGAACTTACCCGGTTCTTAATTCTGGTAAGTGCGCCTTCGCCACTGAAACTATCAATGTGGGTGTATGATTTTACGTTCTCTACCGTCTTGCCTTCGATAGACATATACATCTCTAAGTTGCCCCACATGCTATGGGCCATGGACACATCAAAGCCGCGGTAGCTGAACAGCTTAACGGGCATTGTGCCTGGATCTCGTTTCTTGTTGGCGACGTAACCCTTAACTACACTCTCGATCGCGGTAGCGGCCTTACCAACCTTCGTATAGTTGTTTGCGCCAACCTGGAGAGAGAATTTATCTGGTAGTGGATTGGCTTCTCTTACAGCAACAAGCCTTTTCATACGATCTACTCTTTCTTCGTATCGGCCCTGTGGCCCGCCGTCTTTCTCAAGGCGCATGATTTCTTCTTCATCGTCAAATCGGCGTCTTGTGTGTGCGGTTTCACCCAAAGAGAGTTGATTGATCTTTTGGGATAACTCTACTTGTTCCAGCATATAAGGATTGCCGGACGCTGCCGCTTTCATTTCTGCTGCGTTGGCTGCTTCCCCGCCGATATCTTCCATTACCCGGCCTGGGTTCTCTACGTACAGCTGCATGATGTACCGGGCTTTGGTTTCCTGTACTTGCCACATGCGAGAGTCATAGGTTGATTCTGTGGCGTATCGCTTGATCTCGATCTCGAACCCGTCTGGATCCTTGGCAAAGAAACTATTGCCGCGTCGAATGATCCGGCCTTCGCGCTGAGTTATATCAGCTGGCTTCCAAGGCGCGTCCAGGTGGTGAAGTGCGACAAGCCTTTCTTGCACGTTCATACCGGCGCCCATCTTGAAGGTGGACCCAAGCAGGATTCTGATTTTCCCGCTTCTTACTTGCTCAAATAGAAGTTGCTTACGAACGTCAGTGTTGTAATCGTGAATAAACGCGATTTCATTGTCCGGTATTCCCTGGACGGCTAACTTGGCCCGCATATCGTCATAGACGGAAAACTGGGAAGTCAGTGCCGCAACGTCGTCTGGACTGTACCTGTCGAGCTTCTTCTGTGCTGGCTTGCTTATCGTCTGGTTCGGGCTATCTGCTTTAACCAGTAGTTCACGATACTCCCGCTGCTCTTTCTTTTGGGTTCCCTTCGGGGTTGAGAGATCAATAAACACCAACTGGGTGCCCTTATCAGCGTTCCATTTGTCGTATGTCTTTTTGATGTTGCGAACAGCAACGTTCGTTTTACTGTCTGGATTGTCCGGTAACGATGGATCAATGAGTCGCATATCCAGCGCGGCCAACCGTGCGTGGTATGTGATCGTAAGCATGTTGTCGTCGCCCTTGCCCGGCCTGGTGGGTAGGTTCTCGGCCCGGTGGACGATCTGTGCCATAAATTCGGCTTGCTCTGCGGATCTTTCAACAATTACGTTTTCAGGTTTGCCGCCCTTGATCTTCGGTATTGGCCAACGCTTGCCCGCTTCTGCGTGGGCCTTCATCAACTGTTCGTTGGTCATTTGGTCGGCAAAGGTTCGATAGATCCCTAACAACTCTGGCAGATTCTTGAACGATCTGAATCGTTCCTTCATCTTGTAGCCTTGCGCGGTTGAGTCGAGCTCTGCTTCCGATACGATATCGGCAAACAGGGCGGCCCAACCGTCGAACATATCCATGTTCCTTTCACGTAACAGGTTCGGGGCCACATACCTGAACATGGTGTAGAGCTCGGCCACGGTATTACTTACCGGGGTGCCAGTTAAGAACGTAACCCCGCGCTGGCTACCGTTTATTTCCCTTGTGATCTCTGTCTTGAGATACAAGTCAGAAGCCTTTTGTGAGCCCTTGGTGTCGCCCAGGCCCGCAATGCGTGTGTGTTGGGTGGTGTAAAACAGGTTCTTGAACTCATGCGCTTCGTCAACAACCAGATCATCAACGCCCAGTTCGCGCCAATCCATGAAGTCGTCAGTCTTAATCATGGACTGGTGGGCTTCTAACTTGGCCTGTAGTGATTCCTTCTTCTTTTGAAGCTCTTTGTATGACTTGTCGGACTTACCGGCCGCCACTTCTACCGCGGCTTGGCTTATTTCGAGATCCCGGATCTGCTTCGCGGTTTGCTTGGCCTTGTCCTCTGGTGACGTGTCTATCCGGCTAAAACTCGAATGAGCAACGATTACCGCGTCCCAGTCGCCCGTCGCTATCCTGGCAAAGAACTTCCGGCGATTGTCTTTCTGGAAGTCCTGTTTAGTCGCGGCCAGTACGTTCGCGTTCGGATAAAGGAAAGCAACATCTTCGGCCCACTGGGTTACAAGGTGGTTCGGAACAACAATCATGGGCTTATTGACCAAGCCCATGCGTTTCTTTTCCATGATCGCGGCAATCGCTAAGAAGGTTTTGCCAGCTCCGACAACATGATCTATCAGTCCGTACCCGTCTGATATCAGTCTCCAAGCACCATTCGCTTGGTGAGGATCCAGCGTGATCGAGTTGTTCATCCCAGGGAAGGTTAAAAAGGATCCATCAAATTTCTTTTTAGCCTGGGTGTTGAAGTTGTCGTTGTAATGCCGTACCAGCATTGACCGGCGTTCCGGTGTTTTCCACAACCATTCCTGGAAGTGCTCTTGCAGTTCTTTCCGCTTTGCGTTTGCTTCCTGTGTGGCCACCGCGTCAACGGACGTAGATCCGTCGTCATTCTTGAATGTGACCTTTACTTCTTTGCCCCGTATGGCGTGGTCAATAATGCGCTGCAACGATACTGCCTGTGTAGCGTATTCACGCGCTGCAGGCTTCGCTTGGGCCCATGCCTTTTGTGAACCTTCCCACCTACCCAGGGCAGGAATGTAGGCATATGACGTATTCCATCCAGTGAGATCTTTAAGATACTCGTTCATAGTGTCCGGTGGGATCCATGGCGAGTGCATATCACTACTAATCTCGATCGCCGGGATATCCGCGGGCTGTACTTCGGCCAGTGCTTTGATGTTTTCCATCATGTTCGAGTCGGTTTCTGACTCTGCGCGGGCTTCGGCCAGCTTGCGCTTGACGTTTCCTGACAGGTATTCAGATCGGATTACATACCCGTCCTTCGGATCCCGGAACAGTTCGCCGCCCTCTAACAGTTCCTCGGCTACTTCTTCTTCCGTATTGCCGGTCAATTCAGCAATGCGTTCAAGATTGGCCCGGCCAGTCTCGTTAAGTGAAATCAGAAGGCCGTCACTGGCGCTGTCGGCGTGGTTCGGTGGTGTTTGGGGTATCGCTACTGCTTTCTTGAAGATATCCGCTTTCCCGGCCTTCGACGCGGCTACCTGTTGGCCGGTGTTCTTCGCTACCGTTGCGCTAACTGGTTTTGAGTAATCAGTTTCAAGTGCCAACAACCTGGGGAAGTCTGGATCGTCACGCAAAGCCAGCTTGTTCTGTTGGTCGTGGAAATATCCATGCGCTTTCTGAAATGCGTTGTAATGCTTGTTGAGTTGGGCACGCAAGAGTTTGAGCGCGGCCGGGGGTGAGTTTGGATTGATCTCGGCTTTGAGTAGGTTGTTAAGCGAATCACGCACGCGGATCCCGCTAATCATCCGGTCCCTGGCTTTCTTGTTCCGCAGGGTTGCTGGTTCGGATCTGAATGTCGTATTCCCGTCCGGGTCAACTACGTCGGGTAAACGCTGGTACACATTGCCCTTGCTTTCAAAGTAACCATGCACCTTGGCCGTTGTATCTACTTGCAGTTCAGCGTCGGGAATGGGTTTTTCGAGTCGCTTCCTGGCCTTCGTGTCTACCTTGTAGATCCTGACTGGCAGCATTTCGACTGCACTCTTGATCTGGTTCGGAAGGGTTCTCTTTTCGTTCGGGGCCAGTGTGGGCTCGTCCTCACGATACATGGATCCAGAACGTTGCCACGTACCGAGCATCATTTCGGGATATCTCGCAAAATACTCGTTTGTCACGATATCTTCGCCGCCCAGGGCGTCGGGGATCTCTGCAACGTTCGTCCAGTTCAGGCTTTTACTGGGTTCACCTGGGATGCGTTTCTGCAAAAAGATGATATCCGTAACCACTTCGGTTAAGGCATTTTCCTTGAAGGCCGTGTTTGGTAGGCGGATCGCGCCCAGGAAGTCTGCTTCGCTTTCAAGGTACTTCCGGGTTTTCGCTACCTTCTTGTCCATCAGGTGACGCGAGATAACCATTGCCACCAAGCCACCAGGCCGAACCTTCTTAATGGCTTTGCCAAAGAAGTAGTTATGAATTGACCAGCCGGAGATATCACGATTGGCCATATCTGTGATCGGGTAATTGCCGAATGGCGGGTTGCCGATAACCAGATCGAAGGTGTTGTCCTGGAAGGGGATCTCTTGGAAGCCCTTTTCCGCGTGGACCGTAGCTTGTGGGTACAGCTGTTGAGCGATCCGGCCGGTGATACTGTCGAGCTCTACACCTACCAGTCGGGACTTGGCCCGCATAGTTTCAGGCAATAGGCCAAAGAAGTTACCAGTGCCTACCGCTGGCTCAAGGATCCGGCCGCCCCGGAAGCCAAGGCGCCTTATACCCGCGTAGATCCCTTCGATAACGTCAGTGCTTGTAAAGTGAGCATTGGTTGTAGATCGGCCGGCCGCTTCCAGTTCTGATTCAGTGAGCACGGCTTCAAGCTCTGGAACTTCTGATTCCCAACCTTTTGTAATGCCCTTGCTTGGGTGCCTGAACGCTTGCGGGATCCCGCCCCAACCAACATACCGGGCAAGGGTTCTCTGTTCTTCTGGCGTGGCCATTCGTTCGGTCTGCTCAAGATCCTTGAGAAGCTCGATAGCCTTGATATTGTCTTTGTACTTGGTTTTTGCCCCACCGGATCCGAGCTCGTCGGATGGTGTTATGACATAGTTTGACCCGGCATTGGCTCCGGTCGTTCGATCTGTACTGTCCCCAGTTCGTCCAGGTACTCGTTCGTTTCCTGCTGGAGATCCTGTAGTTCCTGCATCAACTTCTGGCCTTCCGTCAGTGGTTCCTCGTCCTCGCTCTCCGGTGGCAGTATCAGGTAGTTGTTCCGTACTTCCATCCACGCTTCTTGGTGGCTGTACCCGCCCTCCATCAGCTCGTCGATCTCCCTCGCTGTCTGGTTCGCTGCGTCCTGTAGTGCCTGTTCCAGATCCTTCGACTTCTTGAGTTCCAGGTACATCGTCGGCCGGTGCTCCTTCCAGTGCGCCCTTGCCTTCGCTACCCAACCTCTCAGCTGTCTTTTCATTTTCCGTTTCCTCTGTATTAAGTATAGCACCTAAACCCTCTTTTATGTCCCCAAACAGCTCACCTTGGTCGGTGGTGGTTGGTTGTTCGGTTTGTGCTACTGCTTCGGCTCTGGCTTCGCCGCGGCTCTGGTATTCGGCTTCTCTGTGCAACGCACGCCACGCGGCCATTACCGCACTGTCCTCAAGGATATCGTGCCTGTCCCACATCTCCTGGACGGTGCCTTGCTTGATCGCTACTTTGAGCTCTGCAAGTGGCACGCCGATATACCCGGCATATTCTTTGAGTTGCTTCGGGGTCCAGCCATGGCCGATATCGTCTGCGCCCATTTGCTCGGTATCGTCAAACTCGGCCGTGCCCATCTTTTCTTCGGTAATCCGATCGCGTATTGCCGGTACTGCTTCGCCAATGCGTTTCGAGTTGGCCCGGAGCCGGTTTGCGTCACTGGTAATGACCGGGGCTTCGTTGCCCGGCCAGTATTCTTCGATAACCTTTTTGAGATCCAAGAGCTTCTTACGATTGGCTGCGATACCAAGCAAGTGCACGGCCTTCGGTGTTGGGCCATGCCAGTTACGAAACAGGTTTTCGATATCTTGCGGGCTCATGGCTTCGGCTTGACTGGGGAGCCCAAGCACGTAATTACCATCACCAAACAATGCGCCCAGGTGCTTAACCGCTTCAAAGAAGCCGCCGTCACCCTTCTGGACCGGCATTATCAGATTGGTTTTCTTGGCCAGTCGCATGAGTGCGCTCATGTGTTCTTTCTGGAGCTCGATCGTGCGGGCCTGCTTGCCAACAACATCGGGAGCAACGATCCATAGTGTTTCTTTGCTGCCTGTTCCAACCGATTCTACAATAGCTTCGTACCTGGCTAATAGTTCGTCAAAGGGTAGCTCTGCCAAAGCCGTTGCAGCGTCCTTCTCGGCCTTGGTAGTGGCCTTATCGTAAGCTGCCAAGGACTGTTTGAACGCGCTGTATGCACCGGAATCAATAAATACCGGGTGTCCATCCTTCGCCATTTCAATAACCTGGCTGGTCGCGGATCCTTGCAACTCTGGAAGTGCCACGCCTACTGCCTTGCCTGCTTTCTGGTAGCCGCTAAGATCTCCGGGCCTGCTGGCGCCGGAACGGAACGAGTACACGCCCTGGACAAACTGCGAGTCGTTGAGGATCCGTTGGGTAGTTGATACGTCCGGCTCGGCCGGGGCGGGCACCTTGAACAGATCCGCAACATCAACGACGTTGAACAGGTATAGGCTCATGCCTTCGCGCTCTGCGATCGTTACGTTGTTTAAGCTGATACCGGCCATTGTTACCCGGTTCATGTTGTCGCCGCGGATCCGCGCTTCTTCAACGGCCGCATCAATCAACCAACGATCGAGTTTATTGCGATCGTTCTTGGCCTTCTGGCCAACGCCAAAGCCACTATCGTTCTCGGCATTGAATAACAGGCCACGCACGTCCGGGAAGGTGAGCGTCTGCCCGCTGCGGGTTGTTACGGTGTCGGCTGTTACCTTCGGCGTGAACTCGCCTGAAACGTTGTCACCCTCGCGCATGGTGCCGGTGTAGCCTTCGACGGGTTCTACGTCCCTGGCCGTACTGTTGGCCATGAAGAACGCATACGCAAAGCCTTCCGGGGTCTGCGATCGCCGGGCCTTATCTTCTTCCACGTCACCGCGGAGTTTGTGCATTAAGGATCCGAGCGTTGCTTCGACGTTCGCGGTCGGCAATGCGGGATTGAACTCGCCCCATAACTGGGTAGTCTTGGTGTACGGGTCGCCGTAATGGTGGGGCTGGAACACCAGCAATGGTTTTGGTAGGTTCGCTTCTGTCGCTATCCGGCCAATGGGGTTCTCAAGCACGTAAAACGTGGGATCTGTGAACTCGATAATGACTTTGGTTACATCAACCAGGGTTGTGGCGTACTCAAGCGGAGTGTCGAAGTAGTCAGTAGCCCATAGGCCGTACTTCTTCTCTACCATTGCCGAGCTCTTGAGATCGTGTTGTGTTTTCCACCACCGGGCACCGGATACCGCAAACGACGTGCAAGGGCACGCGGCCAGTATGCCTACAACCTTTTTACCAGCTTCGTGGATATCTAAAATATCCCCTGTTGGCATGAACCGGACCAGATCATCACCGTCTTTGATATCGTAACGGATCACGTCATACCCGGCGTCTACATACGGTTGACTCCATGCACCAGTGGTATCAAATAGGCTGAGTATCACTTCTCTGCTGTGATCTTCTTCCCGGCCGATCCGCTTGGCTTCACGTTTCCAGGCTTCCAGCTGTGCTGCTGCCTGCTGGCTGGTAAGTAGCTGGTCGCCAATATGTTTCTTTGCAAAGTGCTTTTCTTCGTGTGCCGGGAATATAACGTCCTTGGTCTTGTACCCTTCTGCCTGAGTCTGAGCCAGTTCCGGCGTGATCTTCTGATCCGCACGATCCCGCAAGGTGCCGTTATACATGATCTTGACGTAAAGGTTGCCGTTTTCGTCGGTAATCTTGGCCGTACCGAGATCCCTTGAGCCCGCACCAGTCTGTTGCCGAAAATCATTCCACTTGTCAATCGCGTCCTGGACTGATTTAACTTTGAACCTGTGTGGGTTGTCGCCTTCCTTGGGGCCACCCCACTCAACAAAGAATTGCGGGCGATACGCAATCGCGCTATCCGGCGCCGTGTCGAACGATTCCAGCTGTTCCTTGATGGTTCCCGCTTCCGTTTCTGCTTCTGGTACTGGTTCTGTTGCTGGTTCCGGTTCTGCTTCTGGTTTCGGCAATACAGATTCGGCCCATTCCTCTAACCTGGAGTCGCCCCAATTCTCGGCCCGGTCGCGCCATTGAAGGTGCCCGGTTACTTCCCGGCCGTCTGCTGATCGAACTACAGTCTTGTTGGCACCACCGCGGGTATCCTTGAGCTGCATCTTGATTGCCGTACCGTTTGGTAGCTTGATAGTCCTCGTTACGTTCGATTCTTCCCACAGTGCTTCGTCGGATTGTCTCGCTTTCTTCCAACGCTTCTCGCCTTTAAGGTGGCCTTCGAGTAGTTCAACTTCCTCGAACATGCCGCCATGCTGTTCCTCGATCTTGCCGGTGAACTCTGCCAGATCTCCCTTGAAGTAGGTTTCTTCCCGCGTGGCCGCCTGCTTGAGCTCTTTCTGTTTGCCCTGGTTGAGTTTCTTACGAACCGCAAGCCAATACTCCGTCCAAGTCGGGGATCTGCCGAGATCCTTTTCAAGCCTGTTCCAAAGTTGCGTAGCCCGGCTTTCCTGCATACTGGTGAAGTTGGCCGTACTGATCGACGCCATTTTCTTTGGAATAGCCCGGTCCATGGCTCCCGCTTCTTCTTTACTCCAAGCCTTTAAGAAACTATCCGGGATCGGTGAGTCGTTCGGTTGCCCAAGGAACTCGGCCATAGACGATCGGTACTCGCTTGTTATGCCGTCCTCTTTTGGTGGGGCCGGTGGCATTTTCGCGCCTTCAAACAGATTGAAGTCGAAATTGCCAAACGGTTTGCTTTGGTTGCCATTTTCTAACCACTCTTTCAGGGCGGGTAGCGTGGTCATTGTGTGACCGGCGTATACCTGGGTGTCCTCAAAGCCTTCGCTGTAGTTGCGGAAGTAGGTTTCTTTTTCTTTGAATTGCTCGGCACCAATAATTATCTTGTGCTCGTCAAACCTGCCAGTCTCGATATCTCGCTGGTCAACGATTGCAACACGCGGCCTGTCACTTGCCGCTTCCGGGCCCAGGAACACATCTACATGATCGCCGTCGTTGCCTTCGGTGCGTTTGATGTATCCGTAGTGGTCGACCATCGTTACTTGCCAGTCTTTGCCCTCGCGAGTGCTGCCGGACGGGTTCTCGATAGTGATATCAAAACCGTGAAGGTTTACGTGGCCCTTCTTATAATTTCCTGCGTCCTTCTGGCCTTCGGTGGGTTCGGGTAGGTCATTGGTAGGCGACGTTGCCGCTTCGTGGGCCGCTTCGTTTAGATTTTCTTCGCCGTCACCAATTACGGGCGGGGATTTCTCCCCGCCTTCATTGACGAGATCTACTTCGGCTTGTTGCTGATCCCGTGTACGTGGTTGCTCCCTTCCTTCGCGCACTTGCCGCCGCTGTTCTTGCCCTGGTTCGCGTCCTGGACCCGGTGGTCGTTGTTCACCTTCCGGGATGGGGTCTTGCCGCCCTTCCTCTTGATCGGGTAGCCCGCTGTATTGTTGTCCATCATCTGTATCCTCTTGTGTTGCCACATCTTCAAGGGTTGTAGCGGAGCCCTGTTCTGTTGCCGGATCCCCGGTAAGATTTACCGTCTTACCTTCTTCGAGATCTTGGCCTTGTTTCTCTCTGGCACGCTGTTCAATAACGCGCCGCGCTTCTTTCGCAAGCTCCTCATGCGGGGAACGTTTCAGTTGTTCGAGTACGTGATCCGGGGCGATATCCATGGTATCGAGCAATTCATCATGGAGCCACTTGCGGGCATTGACGCCGCGCTCTTTCAGGATATCCCAGGCTACTTGCCGGGCATTGTCGGATCTGGTTGGATCTGCCCACTCGTCGATAAGCTGCCGATCTTCCTGCTTCTCCAGGGAAGGCCGGATCTTCTTCATTCGTTTAGCGTCTGTCTCGCCGGTTATGCCACTTTCATTCGGTGAGAAGTTCTTAACATCACGATCGCGGAACGTGTCTGCGATCATACCTGGCACTGACGCCGGGCCACCCATCATCATACCAACGCCAAAGGCCCAACCGATCCGGCCAAAGCCTTCACCAAACGTGGGGGCGTTCATTGTTTCGTCAATGTCGCCGCCAATGTGGGCCAGTTCTGTAACGGCTTCTGAACCACCTTCGGCCAAGGTGTTGATACCCAGTCCCTTCAATCCCTTGATACCAATGGCCGCACGCTGGAACACGCCAAAGATGCGCTCTGGCACCACTTCGGCCAATGTCCTGAATACCATTTCTCTGGTTGCTTGTACGGGATCCTTACCGTCGTCGATCCGGGCCTTTACGTACTCGCCTGGTGCAACCATGGCGGCCATAACTGCTTCACCGGCCCATGGCAGCTTCGATACCGCACTGGCAAACATACCACTGGCCAGATATGGCAGGGAGTCCATTGCATCGGATCCCATTCGTAGAATGATATTCTCAGGACGTGAGAATCCCGCATGACGCATGTTGGTTGTTGCGGCTTCGTACAGATCCTTTGCAACCTGTTCGAGTGCCGGGTTCATGTTGTCCGGGTGATCGGCCGCCATTTGTGTGACGCCAGCTGCCCACTCTTTGCCCATACCGGCATACTGCTGTACCCGGCCAAAGATCCAGTCCTTACCGTTTTTGAAGTCGGCCAATACTTCTTTTTGGAAGGCTTCTTCGTTCTCAACGCCGCGCTTACGCATTTCGAGCTTGCCCAGGTAGTCGGCCCACTGTTCATCTGAGAACATTGCCAGCATAGGATTACCGGCCATTTGCGGGGTTATGTACTTGGTGAGATCGTTGAGCTGCGTTACGCGGGTTGCATACCGGGTAAATTCTTCGTCAGAGATCCGGCCAAGGTCCGGGTGTGAATAAATGGTATCAGGGGCGAGTCCACGATCGACAAGAGCTTTCAATCCCTTGTGTCGCTTCTCCATGAGAGCGAAGGTTTCTGGTGTTTGTGTGACAGTGCCCTGGAACGGACGGTCTACGCTGTAATCGTTCGGGCCGTCCAGTGCCGGGTTATCAGCACCATGGCGACGGGCGAAACGACTACGCGCCTGCGTGTCTGGTGTTGATGGGTTGATGGTAGTTTCTTGGCTGGCCGGCCACTTGATGCGATCGCCGTTATCGTCGAACTGTTCAATGCTTCCGGGCTCGTTGTCACCTTCCAGGAAGGCGTCGATTGCGGCTTCCTCGTTGTCGTATCCTGCGGTATTGACCATGTAACGCTGGCCATTATGGTCAAACGGGATGGTATCGCGCATTTCCACCCCTCGCGGGGCTGCGGTTGGCTGTTCTCGTTGGGCCGGTGCCTGCGGTGTGTTCAGATCGTAACTGTTGGCAATACCGGCGATATCCGGTTGTTCTAACTCTACGTGTTCTTCTTCTGCGGCCCTTACTGCTTCATCGGCCGTTGAATACGGATTTACCTTGCCAGCTTGTATATCAGATAGCGCGGCTTCAATCGCTTCATCGTCTGATCCATAATCAATGCCGGTGTCTCTATCGAACCCAGGAACGTTGTACCACTTCCCATCTGGCCCTTGGGCCGTTTTGCTGAGTACCGTCGTGGTGGATCCATCCTCGTTGGTTCGCTGCTTACCCTGCCTTACGGTTTCATCGTTATATTGCTGAGTGTAGCTCCGGTCCGGCTTCGGCTCCGCTGGCGTTACCTGGGATCCAACATAGTCGGCAAAGCGTTCGCGGGAGTCTGTTGGGGGCTTGAACTCAAACCCTTGGCCTTCTGGTACCGTGCTCGGATCGTGCACAGGAATACCCGAATCCAAGATGTTGGTACGCTCATTGAACATATTGCGAAGCTCGGTTTCCCTTTCAGGTGTACCGGCCTTCGGTTTTAACTCCCGGTCATAGAAGCGATCCCGGACCGCTATTTTCTGATCGTAAGTTAAACCTTCCCAACGTTCGTCCTCTTGGATCTCCCGCCACGTACTCGCCATTACCGCTTACCCCTCACCCATTGCAGCATCAAGTATCGCACCTATATCGTCGTTGTTTCCACCACCGCGCATTAACTCGCGTGCGTCGTCTTTGGCCCGCTGCATAGAGGAGTCTCTATCCTCGTCGTCGTATGAGTTTTCTGCATAGATCTTATACAGCTCCGCGGCAACCTTTCTCTCTGCTACAACCGGGTCAATGGCTCCGCGCTGTACCGCTATCTGATAGGCTTCGAGTCGAACTTCGGCCGGGTTACGGCCTTCGTTCTCTGGCATTTGCAACAAGAGCTGGTTGATATCATCTACCGTGCGTTCTTTCTCGGTTGAAGGCGCTGGACCACCACGATAACCACTGCTGCGGCTTCCACGGACCCCGCCATAGCCACCACGGTTCTGGCCAATGTTGCCGTAACCGCTTAACCGATTCACGATCTCTGGATTGGTAAAGGTTTGCATGAAGCCCTGGCGTAGCTGCTCCATGCTCTCAGCCTTGTGCACCTGCCCATCATCCATGGTAATGATGTACCCGCCCGGTACGTCTGGATCCTCAGTCGTTGTGGTTCCAGGTGTGTTCGGGAAAAACTCGTCGTAGAAATCATCAAAGGCTTGCGGGCTGCCTGATATCTCTACCAGCTGATCTGCGTCTTGTGCACCACGAATCTTCTGTTGATCGTCGTACTGCTGTTCCTGCTGATTGGCAACCATACCGCCGATCTTGTCTCTGCGTTCGGCTGCCCGGTCGTTGTAGTCAACCGCTTTCATGCGCCCAGGGTGTTCCCTGTTGGCTATTTCTTCGTCACGACGGATCCCGGATATCCTGCCCGGCTGTGAAACTATGTCGGCTTGTTCGTCACGAGCGGCCCCGGATTCCTGTCTATCAATAACGTTCCGGTCGTTTTTCTTTGCATACTCGGAGCTCTCATCGTTACGGATCCCGCGCCTTGCCTTTTGCTCCCGCGCCCGCTGGTCGAAGTCCACGTTAGCTTGATCGTTCGGCCGTTCCATTTCTGACTGTTCATCCCGGCGTTCGGCTGAACGGATCTCGATCGGATCCAAGATCTCGTCAAGCATCTTGTCTCGATCAAAGGTGTAATCAGTCTGCCTGCTTTGATCGCGCATCTGTTTACCGTTGTAGTAACCCCTGATTCCCAGTCCTGCGCCTGTTCCTGCACCCATTACGCTACCCTCCGTGACGATCCAAACAGGCCGTCATAATCTACATACAAGAACCCGTTTTCAGCTTCGTGGACGAATCCTGAATCAAGGTGTTCTTGGGCAATAACGCCAGTGGTTAAGCCCTTAATTCCGTGCTTCCTGGCCAGATCGTTCCAATCCCATGAATAAAGGTTGATACCGTTCCAGCTGCCAGTTTTAACAATGTTGTCTTTAAGGCGCCTGTCACTAAAAAAGCCAGCCGCCTTGCCCCAGGCACCTGCCCAGTCAATACCGCCAATAGTTTCACCCCAACCAGCTGCGTCTGAGGATCCGGTACCCCGCGTTCCAGCTGATTGCTTGAAGCGTGAACCGGCCATATCTTGCATTGAGTTGCCAACTTGCCCGTATGAAGCCCTAACCCCCTGGCCGAGTGATGATTGAACACCCAACAATGAGTTATGAACACCAGAAAGCCGAGAGTATTTAAGCCCGGCCGAGTCTTGCCGGGCCTTGTTGCGGATCCCGGAATGTGCAGCTGATCGTTTGATAGCGTAGTCGCGTTCACTGTGGCCATAGGCACCATCGGTAGGTTTAATGCCATATCGCTTCATTTCGCGGCGCTCCATCCCTTGAGCTGAATCAAACGACGTGTTTATGTCCCCGGCGATCGCGTTGTAGTCCGGGGTAATGCCGTCGTCGATGTGACTCATCATATCGTCGTACACCGGATCGTAGCGCCCTTGCCAGTCGGCATACTGCTCTTTCGAGAAGTCCAGTCCCTCGCGTTGCAGGGCCAGTTCATCCTCCTGGATCCCGTAACCTTTCTTCCACTGCTTGTCGGCCCGCTTATCGGACTTGTGTTTCATTATGCCGCCGACTACGGCCGCGCCAATTGCTATCCATGGCATGATTTCATCTCCTACCTAATTCCCATTAAAAGACCGCGAAGGCTGTTTACTGTTGGCCGGTGCCCGTCAAAACCAGCCGCACTAAATCTAAACCACGTTTTTCCGTCCCTTCTCTCAAAAGGAAGGACTGCCGAGACATTCCTCGAACCGCCGTACTGTGCAATATCGTGAACGGTGTAATGCACAGGTATCCAAGCACCTTCCACGGTTATTTTGTATTCAAGCCGTGTGGATCCTGCTTTCTCTCCGTCGCCGTACATCAAAAAACCAATATCGGCGTATGGTATGTGTCCGGTGTCAAAGGGCGGTTCTGGCAGTTCCCATACACCCAGTTCCAGCCAAAAGCGTTCTTCCCATGTGGATATATCGCCTTTACCTAACTTGCCCCCTGGTGGCTTTGGAACTTGCCGGGGGCCGTCATGGTAAATGATCGCCGTCCGGCTGATCTCCCCGGATACGAACTCCGCTTCAACCGTGCCCCGGAATACTGCGTTACCCATGTTGTCAATAAAGAATACGGGTTTACTGTCTAATGTTGGATCTTCCTCATGGGGAATATCACCAACACCTGTAAGGCCGCTACCGGCCCACACCAAGAAGTCTGTATTTGGCCCGCCGATCTCGATACGCATGGCCCTGTAATCGGGCTCACCATGGCCGTCCTCGTCAAACAGGACGTTCCCGGCAAAGAATTTGCCAATGCCTGTGACGTACAACTCCCCGGACAGGAACATTGAGGACGTGTAGAGGGAGTTGCCCTCGTCGTCCTTGGTCAGATATCGCTGGATCCAGAACAGGCCACCGTCGCCGCCTGTTTCTTCCCGGCCGTACCATAGCGGGAAGCTCTCGTATGTTGTTCCCTCGCCATTGATCTCAAGACGCCAGTCCGGGTAGGGCCGCGTGGTAAATGTCGAAGTAATGATGTTGTTGGCCGTCATTAGCCCGGCCCAAATTGACTGTGCGTAGATCTCTCGCGCTCCGATCGTTCCGGCCTGGATAGCCTTGGCCGTGATCGTTCCATTAACGAGAAAGTGACCATCAAGGCCAATGGCCAGTGTCGTGATCGGTTCCCCATCCTCGTTTAAGCTGTCGATCTCACCAACGATAAACGGGGCGATACTTCCGTATTCCGGGTGCTCACTGCTTGCAAGCCGGAATGTTTCAATAAAGAAATCAATATCAGTGGCCGTTTCGCCGCGTACACCATCTTGGTATTCATACGGGGACCACTCGGTAACTTCGAGCTCCCCGGTAGTAGGATTGTTCCACTCGAAGCGTACCCAGTAATATCGAACACCTGGCGATACTTCGTCTGGATCCCCGGTGGGATCACTAAAACCAATGTTTGAGTGCACGAATACATCTGTTGCCGAGTAACCGACGATATTACCATCATCAAACAAGGTCGTTGCCGACGAATGTACCGCGGCCCGGTCCCAAGTGATATTTGGATCCCCTTGATCTGGCCAATCCCACAAGACCATGATTCCATCCCATACGGCCTGTGTTCTTACGTTTGTCGGCCGTCCAGGTAGGTAATTGTCGCCGGGATCCACTCCGGGCGGGAATGGGCCGCCGGGTGGTGGTCGGGGGCCACCTGGGTTCGCTGGCGCTCCAATGATTGCGCCTTCAAGGTTATGATCCAAGCCGGTATTACCGTCGCGGATATCCCGGAAGGTTACGTATGCGTCCAGTGTGTCGCCGCGGTCGATATCGCGGATCCCCACTTCTACGATCTCTTTCAGTGCATTAAGCACGTCAAGGTGGTTATCTGGTGTTGGTACTGGAACCGACGGTAGCTTTGTCTTGCGTACACCCATTACATGACTGCCTTCGGTTCGTATGCTGGCCGCAAGTGTGGCGGCATGTAGGCTTCTGTTACCAGCTGGCCAAACATTTCCTTCGCTTCTTCGCAACCTTCGTCAGTTGCGAACCGGCCAAAGCCCTTTATCCGGCCGTCCTCTACCAAGATCTCGCGCAACATTTCAAGACGCTGGACCGGGAAAGGCGCCGGGATCTCCAAGTATTGCCACAAGGCCCGCAACGTATCGTGCTGGAATAGATGTTTGTATTGGATCACCGGGACGTTTGGTACGTTCTTTACCAACCAGTGCAGGCCCGCCCACACAGCTGGCATTGATTCGTCACTACAGGATATGGTTTTAAGCGATTTGCGTACATCGTCTGCCGGTCGCAGTACCACAAAAAACCTATATCCAAGCGGCCGGAGTTGTGCCGCCAGTGTTGGCGCTATCACTCCTGCGGCTGTATCAATGCTGCCCTTAACCGGCGTATCCAGACTGTCTATTGAACTGATAAACCCATTGATACTGTCACAACCATACAGGGCTTCATGCCTGCAAAATGACGATTCCCCATGACAAAGGAAGTTTGATAACCAAGCAGTTCCGCTACGTGGAGTCGCAAAACCGAGAAACTTCATCACCTGGACATTGCCCCGCGCAACCCTTCGACTGTTTCAGATACGAACACGGCCTGAATAGGCTTTGTTGTTTTGATTCTTATCTGCCATTGCCAACCCAGGAAGCCGCCCGGTAGCCTGATTGGTTCCGCGGTATCCACGTCGATCGTGTATTGGCTTACGCCGTCCACAACGAACTCGATACTTATGGTCGCTTCTGGATCTGGCCAAGCTGTGTCGTACAACACTTGCATGATCCCCAGGTTCGATTCAAATGGCATTACGAACACCTGTGACCACCATTCAGCCTGCAGGCTTTCAGGATCAAGGTCGGGGTTCCATTCAAGTACGACGGGCCTGCGCGGGAGATCCGTGCGATCGGCCAGCCAGTAAAGCCGGTCCTCGTCACGATCAACCAACATGCCAGAACAACGATCGGGAGTTACTTCACTGATCCGTAATAACTGAGCTTCCGGGTCGAAGATAAACGTCTTTGATACCATCGTCGGCTCATTGAAGAACGTCAGATAGTATTTGCCGTCGTGAACAACCGCGAACGAATCACTGTAGTTCCTGAACCATGCCCGCCAGTCCTTTTCGTCCCACACGTCTTTCAAAACGTTCTTTGTGCCGCCCGGCAAGGCCAGTTGCAGGCCGTTTGGACTGGGATACATGACGCCATAGCCCAGGGACTTCATAGCCCGCTTAGATATGCACGGTTCTACCGTTGGCAGCTTTGAAAAGGTCATGCTGAGTGGATCGCTGGCCGTGCCGATATACGGGTTTTCTTCCGTGCCGACTACCAGCTGTTGCCCGAAGGCCGCAAGGCCGACAATAGGATTGTCCATGTTCTTTGTGTACGCGGCTGGCCATGCGTGCGGTTGGTACGGTTCGCACAGATAGAGTGTCCTATCAACAAAACCGGCCATAACACCGTTGGGCAGGACCACAAGCCCGCGTAATTCAGCTGGTGGTGGATACCATTCGAGTGATTGCAGTTCCTCTCCGAGCCCGATTACTTCTATGCTGTCCTCGTAGAGCTCTTGGCTGATCTCGATTTCAGCTACAAAGTAGTACCTGGCTTCCCCGGTGGACGTTGGGACCGTGCGATAGATCCTCTTGTGTGTGTAGATCGCGCCGGGATCGTCAATGCTGGTCGGTGTCTGCACTCGAACCGTTTGACCGAAGCCAACCGATACCAGAACCGACGGTAGCGACGGTGGGCCTTCCTCTCCGAGCTCCGTGACCAGGGTATAAACATAAAACCGATCTTCAACTTGGGAGATCTCAAACTCTTGCTGCCAGTTCACTGAATCAGAAAAGAACAGCTGTAGCGGTTGCGGTGCATCAGGATTGAGTAGATCTGTTGCAGTGTCGTACCCTTCCGGCACCAAATCGCTGGTATCCAGTGCTTTTAGCGTAAGGAAACTAAGGTGCCCGTACTCTCCGGGCTCTGCACGCTCTATGAGATAAACCTGATTGTTTACCCGGTCCCATCCTTCATTTTCCGCGGCCGAGATCTTAATGCGGGTTCCAGTGACAACCGAATCACCTGGGCCCGGCGTGTAGCTAAGTGGGCCGCTTGCATCAAGCTGCAGTACCGTCGGGGATCCTGCAACCAAGTGGCCTATGCCGTTCAATGCTTCCGGCACTGAGACTATCGGCTTTACTGGCCCTGGGATCACGCCGAGCTTGCGCCAGTTGATCGGTGCACCGTAGTAAGTGGCGTCGGCATTTGGCAGGCCCAGTCGTTTCGTGCTGTAGGTTGGGAACTCTTGGAAGCCATACGAAAGGAATACGCGGTTGTCGATTTCTTCTTCTGCCCGGACGGGCCCGTATGTCGCGTCCACGTCCTGATTGAAGATAAACATCTGCTGATCGTTGAACACAAAGCCGGATCGGTGCACGAATAACGTTGAGGTTATGTAAGCAAGCTCAGACAGGGGTGAGAATGTTCTTAGGTCCGTACCCTGCAAGTCAGAGTTAATGGCCTGCTCCGCGCTACCATCAAGTAACTTCTTTGGATCCTGTATTGGTAGGATCCCGCCAAAGTTTGTTACGGCAAAGCCCTTCATTTCTTTTTACCTTCCTTTTCGGGCTCGTCTTGTGTGGCCGCCACAATAGTCCTCATGTGGATGCTGGCCACGTCTGCGACTGGCTTTCTGGCTACCGGATCCAACGTGTTCACGTAAGACGCGATCGCTTCTGCCATGAAGTTCAATGCTTCTTTCAAAACCTTTTGGTCATTGCTCATGGCGTTTCCCTTACCCGGATCTTGAACTCAAGTTCTTCCTGGCGCCCCAAGAATGTCGTGATTTTACAGGTGATAATATAGTCAATCTTGTCCAGGCCACCACCGATCCATACCTTGCCGCGACGAAGCAGACCACCCCGGCCCGGTAGAAACTGCGTATCGGGTAAAGGATCCGGGCCAAGTTCAATCTCTGGCAGTGCTCCAAAGGGCGGTACACTGGTGGCCGCGATATCTACGAGATAGTCCTGATCGTCGCGTTCATCGAAGTAATCTTCGAGCTCAATGTCGTAGTCGAACAGTTCCCACGGCTGTTTTGTAAAGGTTCTCATAATAAACTGGTGTCCTTTCGGCATAAAGCGATTGATCGGTCTACCGGGCACATGAATATCGTGCGTTCATCCGGTGCCGGTTCACCATACCGTGAACGGAGATCGGCTCTTGGTATGCTGAATACGATTACTGGTTGTGCAAGCTGCTCTTGCAGTCGGGATAGATTGTCTACGCCGCCCAAGGTGAAGAAAAGAGTTGGGTTGGATTCAAGGTGTCGAGAATAGCCGATATCAGCTTCAATGCTGAACTCAATACACATTCCATCCAATGTATCGTCGCAGTCGGCCATGAAGTTAATATCACCTTCAAGGGCCGGGGGTTGCATACTGAGCACCATGAACGGAACTGCGCCCAGGTCGTATCTCAGCACCAGTGCCGGACTCGGCATTGTGAGGTGTAACCAATCTACATCTTGATTAACAGCCAGATTCAGTATGTGCTCAAACTCATGGAACAGGCTTAAAGTAAAGCCCGGAGCCGCGGCCATATCGGTTCTTGTTCCGGCGCCATAGGCCACCATGCTGAACTCAAGAAGGAGCTCGGCTTCGATATCAATGTGTTTGATTAACTCAAAGCCGGTATCGTCAAGCGTGATCTCAAGCAACGGGAACGCGGTGCTATCAATATAGGTGGTGCCTTCGCTGATATCGTTTGGCGTGCTGAAAACGATTTCGGGGGCGGCTTCCAGGTTCGTTATACCGCCGAGTACCGCTTCCATCGAGAACGAAACAAGCGGGCCTGCTTCCAATCCCAGGACCGGCACAAGTTCGATCGGTGATTCAATCGTAAATGCCTTGGTTGGATCCGCTTCAAGGTCAATATCTGTGGTCGGAATATCATAATGGATCTTCATTTCCACATATTGAAGATAAATTGACGCTTCAACGTAAGGGTATTCTTCACCGCCCCGATAATTAAGAAGCGTATGGAACGCACCATCAGGATTAACAAGTGATGCGTGAGTAAAGAATTCAGATACCAACTTGTCGGTAGCCAAGCCAAACAGCTGCCCAGGCCCACCAACAACGACATTGTGCGTGGGTGGATCTGTTCTTAGTGGCCCAGTTGAACCGCCCGGAAGGTCGTTTGGATCTTCTACAAGGTAAGGTGTCGTTGCTGGATTCCCCGGCGCTTCATCAATAATGGTTCGCTGTCCAGATAGCATATTAACTGGATTTAGGCTGACGTTAGGTGGGGTGACTCCAGCTTGATATTGGTAGGCCCAAATACGGTATTCAAGCCCGGTGATAATAGCATTGTTGGGATAAGCGCCTACCGGAACTACCCAGTTCCATGCAATCGTATCCGTTACAGGTGGGAACCGTGAATCATTCGACGCGCACCAGCTACTTGCGCCAAAGTTCTGCCACAATGCCAACCATTCAGTGTAATACCACGGATTCCCCCCCTCGCCTGGAGGGGGAGAAGTCGATATCTCACTTGCTGCCGGTTTTAACCACCCAGTATCAGCCATGGTGTGCTACTTACGCAGCTTTCGGCGTAAGGGATCCCGTTGGGAACCTTGGCACGTCATTCTGACTGAACACCTTGGACGTTGATAATGGCGCGTATTCAAGCAAGTTACCGCCTGATACTGCATCCCATATACCAACATGGGTAATGGTGAACGGTCCGGCGTCTGCAATGGCAGCAAACTCGATAGCCGCGCTATTACTTACAGTGCCAGCACCCATGATCGGGGCACTCCAGGCAGCAACAATACGGGCATAACCAGCATCGGTAAGCTCGGTATCGGCCGCGGCGTCGGTCGGGTCAGCTGTGTGAAGTGACACGTATGTAGCGGCCACTGAAAAGGGTTCGTTAAGGAAAATGGCACGTTGTACCTTATCTTCCAGATAATCTGTTGCAGCAGTCATTAAAATGATCTCCTAATTGCGGTTATGGATAACAAAAGAGGACCATGGCTGGCCCGGTTAGAACTCTTACCAGAACTTGCGTAGCGCGACTTTCAAATCGGCTACGGATTCATCCTTGTTCGTGTTTGCATTGATCTTGGATATCTCTACTTGGAACTCGATTTCTCTGTCGGTTGCCGCGGCACGGTCATACCAAGCCATATTTTTGATTCGTAACAGCTTGGCCAAGGTACCGGCAACGATCGCTTCCTTGTAGTAGTAAAAGAAACGATCATCTATGCGTGGTGTGCGCGGATCCGGCACAAAGGCCACATGCGCGGTAAAACCATCCTCTATGGCCTTTGTCGGGCCTGGGATCAGCTGTATTGTGCTGGCGTCTATGTTGATAAACGAGTACGCGGCTTCCCCGGTATCCTGTTCCCAGTCTTTGTTTTCTGAGATCAGGTTACGCCGGGCGGCCTGCGTCAATATCCGGCCTTGTGATTTCACCCACAACACCCGCCAGATCCTCAAGCATGAGCTCGGAGTCTCCAGCCTGTAGATTGATACGCCGTCCTCGATTTCTACGGGATCCAAGGTGGCATTGGATATCATGGTACGTTTGCACACTTCGGCCGTGGCCATGATGATTCGATGTTTTACCAGTGGCTTCGGTGCACCGGGCACTTCAAGCAAGATATCGTCATACCATTTATCTACGCCCATAAGGTTCATTAGGCTGTCTCCTCGGTTTCACGTATCTGTTGGGTTTGTTTCTCGCCTTCTGTCTTGGCGCCGACAACCAGGCCAAACTTAGTAAGGAACATTTCGGCTTGTGGGGATCCTGCAAACTTCTCGTCTTTCTCAAGCAGTCGCATCATGGCGAAGTAATACACGCCGTTGATACCTTCGTCAGTAACGCCGAGCTCTGTACCTGGGCCGGAGATAATGCCGGGCCTGCGGGCATAACGCATTTCCACCCACCCTGGCTGGCTTGTTTCTGGATCCTCACCGACTGGCGGGTAAACCCAAAAGAACTCACGTTCACGCTCTGATTGCATCCAGTGGTCTACTTGGGTATCGCTCGGCTCACTCATCCAGTGTGTAACGGCCCGGTCCATCAATGGTCGCTCAACCTTTGTCACTGTCGAGATCGGATCCATATCCGCACTCAGGTTATAGGCCAGATCAAACAGTGAATAGCAATCGGCCGGCACTGGCTGTTTCGGCCCCAGGATCATCTGGACCGGCTCGGTTACTTCAAACATATCCGGCCGGGCTTCGAGTAGGGCTTTCTGTGCATCATCAATGCTTTCGTACATTTCATCTTCCGGCCAACGCACCTTGGTTATATCGTGCAGTGTTCGGGCCAGTCGCTTAGTCAGATCTGATGCAAGAATTGTCATTCGTTTACCCTGCTACGGCCGTGGCGCTAATGTGTGACGCAACCCACCCGATAAAAGGCGGTACGCTCAATATGCAAACAGCAATTATCAGACTGAGACTGATCCTGTTTGTGTGTACTTGCTTTTCGAGATCTTCCACCTTCTGAGGAGGAACCAGTTTTTCCCTGATAGCGGATAACTGTTTTTGAATACATATCGTGTCCCGATTGTTCGATTCGATATGTTCATCAATCTTCTTGTTTAGAACCGTGTCCTTACGGTCTAACTTGTGGTGAATATCACGTATATCCTGGCGCATTTCGCGCAACATTTCCGAATCACTCATTCCCTTAGTATCCTTACATTCAGTTCCCATGATTCCCTCCCTCACAATGCAGCTGGTATAAGTTTGGCAAGTCGAAGGATCTCGGCTTGCGAAGTGTTCCCCGCTGAATTACTTGGTACGACTGCTACCCCAGTAGCGACCAACACATCGACAATGTTGTTATTGGATCCGATTAGATCTACTCGCTCGGCTGCTCCAGAAAACTGGATCGTGTAATTATTTATGATTTCATCAAAACCTGCGTAATCAACGCCTGCGAAATCGAACCGAGTATTTGAATGTACGAGTATTTGCGGAGCCCAAAGACCGTCGGCCGGATTCCATTCCAGCCTGCGAATCTCTTGCATAAAGTCCGTCATATCGAGTCGGTAATGCGTGCCCGATACCAACGTCAAGTCAGACGTTGGTATCGTGACAGCTTTATTAACCCAATCGACGGTATAAGCCATTGGTTAGCTCTCAGTATCGAGAACTACGGTCAATGACAACCCGTTTGACGTAACCGTACCTGAGATCGGTACTGGCTTGTCCGGGGCGGCCGGATCGCCATGGCGTACCCAACCAATAACGTCCATGTCTGCGTTGTAGACATAAGTATTACTGATTGTCTTGGTAGTGCCACCACCTGTTGCGGAGTCGTACAAGATCGCTTCAAAGGCCGGATCGCCACTCGTGAGAGTTTCATCCAGGCCGCCTGCGTGATCTGTTATATCCAAGGTATAGGTTGAGCCAGTCCATGAGGAATGGTGATACGCCTTGTACGTTGTGGCGCCACCAGTCGTATCAAGCACCATGATCCAACCATCCTGCGGAACGTCAGAAGCAATGGCTGTTGTCATTACAAGATCTGGATCCGCGGCCGTGTTGCCCACGCCAATGGTGTTGGTCGTGTAGTCCGGGGCGTTGAGTCCACCATCCTTTTCGGCTAAGAACACATGCGGATCGTGGCCAGAAGCATTGGCTTCAACCGTGATAAGCACCGTAACGTTCTGCGGAACGACTGGGCTCACACCATCAAGCGACGTAACCGCATCACCAAAGGTCAGTTCGTTTGCGATAATGCCGATACCATACGCACCGATCCAATTAGAGCCGGTGTAAAGGCCCAGGTGGTTCGGGTCCGTGGTGAGTTTGGCCGGTGTGCCTGAAATAACGCCTGTTGCCGATCCTAAACCCGTTACCGTCAATGCGGCTTCCGGGAACACGCCGGTATTCAAGTGGAGCACCAAGCGGGCCGTTGTTGTGCCGTCGGTATCATCAACGGCCATGAGATTGCCGGTGCCAGCTGTGGCGCCGGATCCCCATGACAGTGTTTCATTCTGTGCCCAGGTGCCCGTACCAGATCCGATAACGCAGTCATATACCCGGCCGGTCCACAAGTTGCCGTCTACGCCATAAAGCGTTTCTACTGTTCCATCAACCAGTAGTGATTTGACGAACTCGGACAATGCTTTCTTGCCAAGCGCGTTGTGACTCCACTCACCCAGGAAGGGCTCGTCGCCATTACCGTCAACATCAATCAGCTTGTAGCCTTCCGACGGGGTAATTGCATACGCTTCAACCGTGACTTGCGCGGTATCATTCTGCGGATCGTTCGCGGTAATGATCGCGGCCGTTTTCTCGCCAACACCCAGGATAACGCCCCAAACTGCGTAAGTGTCAAACCACTTACTCGCTTTTACGTGAACCTGTTTGTTATCAATGTCTGCCCCGGCCGTGCGACATTTGACCATGATGCGAAGCAGGGTGTTTGAATCGGTCTGGTTCTTGCCTGTTCCCCAGTGAGAAGTAAGCTCCCCATGGTCCTGGATGATCTTCAATGGCGTGGCCGTGGCTGTTTGCCCCTGCACCCAAAGGCCGTAATAACCTTCGTCGCCGCCGTCAGTTTCAACGGATCCACCGAAATGCTGCTCCATGACCGTATCAGTTACCGTGTAGTTCACACTGAAATCGGTTGTGTGGTCCAGCAAGGTAATGATCGTGCCCAAGGCTTCCGACGTGCTTGGGTTCGGCTTGGTCAGATTGATACCATCATCACCCGATATGGTGAAGTCCCACGCGATCTTCTGTAAGGATCTGTGAAGCCACCAAACATGGAACGTGTCTGTTCCGGTGTTGAAGGTAATAGTGCCGTCGGCGTCTACTGTGTATTGTGCTAACCAGGCTGCTACGGCTGTGGCAGCGTCAGCTGATCTATCATAAATAGCCATGGGTAAATCTCCTTATGAAATTGGCTCAAGTCGAATGGTTAATGAAAAACCAGCGTCGGTTATAGTGCCGCTGAAATCTTTTTGTACGTAATCGGTGCCTGACAAGTCCATCTGCCTGGCCCAACCAACGATATCGAGATCCGCGACATACGTGTACTGGAACGTTACTTCGCCATTAACGTCAGTGGCGTCGTTTAGTAATTCGCTCTTATCGGAATCTTTACCAATCCACACATGAGCGAATTGGAGGGCAAGGCCGGTAGAATCATCGAGAACCTTGATCGTTACTGTTACCGGGGCGATAACCACGTCGATCGTCGCGCCGTCGCTTCGGTATGAGAACTCTCCAGTACAACCAATAAGGTTGATTGTGATTGTCCCGCCAGTGTCCTTGAAATGGAATGTGCTGTCGTCTTGGGTATCAGAAGCGTTGTAGCCGCTGAATATGCAATTCCTCAATGTGATATCGGCCGGGATATCTACACCGAACTCGATCGCGTGCGTGGCCGCGGCACCCTTGGTTATCGTGAGCCCGTCAAACTCGCCGTCTGGATCCGCGCTGTTGTTGTAAACGATCGCACTGGTATTGTCGGTACCCTCATACCCCGATACCGTGCTGCCGCGTATATCCGCGCCGTCTGGTGTGATCTGTTCGCACCCAACATAGGTAATGTTCTTGCAGTCCTGCCCGGTAACGTAAAGGAACTCGCCCAGGTTAAGCATGGTTCCGTTGAAAAGGACGGTTCCAATATCGGGATCCGTCCAATCAACATGCGGGCCGAAAGGACCATCATTGCTCCATATCGCGCCTTGGATATCAATGTCAGTGGTGGCCGTGGCCGAAGCAACTGCCCTTATCTCGTAGAAACCATCCCTGATATTGTTGTTTTGGAATACGATCTGTTCATTGAGCGATACCAGATTGCACGTTGCAGATCCGGTATCGTCACCCAGGATCATGCCGCCCTGGGCCGCAAGGATCCCTGTTACCTTTTGAATGACCGTGTAGTAGTTTGCTACCAACACATCATCCTCTGCGATATCCAAGAAATTGAAGGCTTCTGTCGTTGCGGATTCGATTTGCAGGCCGTCGCCATATCGAACGCAATCAATCCAGGTGTTATCAACGATCCTGATATTGCCGGAATTACTCGCGTCCGTGTAGAACGTAATGATATCCACGTCGGCCAGCGACAAAGTACCAGATGAAGTATGCACGTCGGCCGTGTTGGTCAGATCAAGTACAAAGTTACGCCAGCCACCATCCCACTGATCGGCCCCGGTTACATGCCATTGCGTCCAGTTGCCCGAACCGTCCGTCACGCGAACCATAAGGCCGGAGTTGGTTGTGCTTGTGTTCAGATCCTCGCAGAACGGGAACACGTCACAACGCATCACCCAGTAAAGGTGGGGATACGTGTAATTGCTCGTCATGTCCTCATTGGTCGGTAGCGTGAGTATCGCTGTTGCCAATGTGTTCTTGCCGGTCTGGTAGTTGTAGGATCCGTCCGTACCGATCGAGCCAGCCTGCTTATAGACTTCGGTATCAATCGCTTCCGAAGATGCGTCCCAGTCGCCCAGGGACGTATTGCCAGTAGTGGTAAGGGAAATGTCAATCAGGTTTTTTGTGACTGCAACCATTACCGTTATCCGTAAGTGTAGGTGAGCCGGTTGATCCAGCTCTTGTCAAAGTTTGCGTTACTGTCGGCCCACTCGATCACGATATCGTCACCCCACTGGTCCGTATCTACCTGAGTGATCCGTTTAATGCGCCATGTTGAATCTGTGTCCAAGGATCCCGGTACCGCTTCACCGACGTAACAGACGGTATCTGACGCCAGTTCCACCAGTTTCGCGTAGTTCCCGGACGTTCCACCAGATTCGCCACCGGGGGGCCAGCGAGATAAGCCGCCACCCGTCACGCTTGGCCCCTCGTTGACGAAAGCACTATTGTTAGAATTGCGTCCGGTCCGAAGCTCTCAAGCTCAACCAACTCGATACCGCGTAGCACCCCGGAGAATGTAGCGATCGCTGATTTGTTGTTATCCAGGGTAAGCACCTGGCCGATATCTACCGAGTCCAGTATCACGGATCCTATTGTGTCCGGGATGATCCTCGCATTGACGGATCCACTAACAGGCACCGGGGAAGTAATTGTCAGCTGGTGTTGCGTCATGTGCCGGTGGCCGTCGGTCAGTCGTCGCATGGTGGCCGAGTGCCACACTTGGTTAAGAAACAGTACCGTCGTTGATACGTTGCCGTCTGTAAGAAAGTCGCCACTCGGTTTCTCAGACATTAGCACTGATCCCGGCGTATGCACTCGATCGTCTTTTCATTCTTCTTGATCTGTTTGTTTATGAAATCAATTTGTGATTTCGTAAGGCCGCCACTTAACAGCTGGAAATCATAATCGGTATTCCGCTGTTCCAGATCAGCAATCCGCGTGTTCTTTTCCTTCGTGGCCTGGGTAGCAACGTGCTGATCCCGCCACTCGGCCGCTTCCGCGTCGAACTGGATAAGGCCATAGCCGGTAATGATGGAAGCAAGCATCCCGAACACAAGTACAAGAGCACCGACGATAACCGTCACTGCCCGCGCCTTCTTCTCGCACTGCTCCCACCACTCCTTAACCATGGCCATATTCCTTCTGGATTTACCGCGAAACGGTACAGCTGAGTTTCGTTTTATTCCCGGCACTTGCGATCTCGGCCATGGCAAACTCATTGTCACCACTACCCAGGTCGATCGTACCAATGAAGTCAGCTGTCTTGCTGGCTGCGACAAGCCACGTTACGCCGTCCTCGGCTCTGACCAGAATGTTGACGGTTGCACCATCCCAACCAATACTCTTGCGAACAACGGATATGCCCGATATGTCACCATCGAAGTCCAGATCGGCCCTAATATCAATATCAGTACCGGCGCCAGCAGTAATTTCCTCGATGTAAACACCATCAGCCGCACGATCAGTGCCTTCCTGGTCGCCAACAACCGGAGTTACGTTACCAGCAGTCTGACCCGTTATAGCGAAAGTAACTTCGTACACTTCACCATCCACCAATGCAACGGCCGGGGTCTGAGTGAGATCCGAATCGCCGGTCTGTGAAGCATCACTTGACGCAAGATCATTGGCAATCGTCCAGCCTGTGCCTTTGATCCAGTCCGTATCAGTGGCGAAAAGGCCATTGAGGACATAATTCACGCTATCAGTTATTACACCCCATACCTTTACGTGCAATTTACCTTCGTGCACTTCGATAGTTCGTGCTCCAGCACCATCAACAATCTGGTCTTGAAGCAACCACTCAAAAAACTTCTGTCCAATCCTCGGCATATCATTATCCTCTCGTAGTTACTATTTCAATGCCGCCAGCTCTTGAAGCCGAACAGACAACTTGGCCTGCATCGTTGAAGGCTTCATTGCCTTTGACAGTTTGATATCGAGCTGCTTGCCAAACTTGACGAGCTCGTCCTTGTCCTCGGTGGACATAATCGCAGTCAAGAGATCCGAGCTTCCTGGGGTCTTGGCTGCGGGTTCATCAGCTGCCGGGGCTTCCACCATGGGAGCTGCTTCTTTTGCGGCTACAGATACCTTCGCGGGCTCCGGGCCAGCTGCCGTTGCACATGGAACGAAGTACGGTTCCCCGTTTTCGTCTTTGCGTGCAAGTTTCGCTTCTGTGGCCACCATAACGCGGCCATTTCGTAAGTTAATCAGGTAGGGCAATGCGCCCTTGGGTGTTTTATTGCGTGACATGCGTAGATCCTCTCATTGAATAAAACACCGATATAAGAGAAAGCCCCCCGAAGGGGGCTAACTCAGACTGGTCGCTTAGGTTTGTGCTGCGTACAACACGCCCATAGCTTCTGGCTTGACTACCTTGTAGCCGTACACGTTCAGGCCGCGGAAAAGCGTACCGAAGGTGGTCGGGGAAGGCAGGCTTTCGTTCTTCACGAACTGACCGGCAAAGGTCAAAGCCGTCTTGTGACCAAACAGGCAGCTGGTAACGTTCGTGCCGCCGTCGTTAGTTACCTCAAGCAAATTGCTGCGGTAAATCTCGTAGCGGTCGATCATACCAATACGGCCGTTGCGGAGGATGGAAGTGCCGTCGCCCGCGAGACTTGCGTCTTGCAGATCGGACTTCTTAATCATTCCGCACATCCAGACTGGGAGTACCATCCAACGATCCGATTCAGGAACGTCTTGCTCATCGAGCACGGAACCAGTGTCAACGATGTAATCGAGAACATTGGTCTTGGATACAACTTCCCAGGCACCGGCCGCGCCAAGGTCAAACGATGCGGTGCGTACACCGGCCGTAGCCCCTGCGTTGCTGGCGTGAACATCGGCGTCGATATCAGCAAGGATTTCCGTATCAACGGTAATCTTCATCTGCTCGGCCGCGTCACTGGTCCAATCTTCGGTCATGCCGTAATCCGCTTGCTTGACGTCAACATCATCAGCTACGAACGCCCAATACTTGCCCTGGTCGATATTCAGGGAGATCTTGGTCGGAGTTGGCTGCTCGTAAGTGAGGGCCAATCCCTTCGTGTAGTTGTTGATGGTGATATCCGGCGTGGTGCGGATCTCTACCTTATCACCGTAATCTGAGATTTCACCCTCGTAATCGGTGTTACTGATTGCCGGAATTACGCTGGCTTCATAAAACTTTACCAACAATTTACCGGACCATATTGTAGGGATTGTGATCCCTGACAGTTGGGGTGTTGCCCCGTCTACTGGAAAAGGCATTATCCTTATCCTCCATGGTTGTAAATGACAATAGAGCCGTCACGCCAACACATTGAAGGTGCCTTCAACCGATAGAGTTACTTGCCTAAATTCACCCTATCGCTATTAACAGCATCAATGTACAGGCGTTCCATACGCTCTGCTTCTTTGGTGTTGCCTTTGAACTTGCCGTTTGGATTGGCCCACTCCTTGTAAAACGCCTGAATGGTCGATTCGTTATATCGAACATCAGATGTATCTACAGGTTTGGCATTCCCACCGCCGTCTGCGGGCACCACATGACGTTGTTTTTCGGTATCAGGCTTTGCTCGTTCTTTGAACGCGGTAAGCTGGTTGATGATTGGCTTCGGATCTCCACGCTGAACCGCACGATCAACAATCTCTTGTCGTGTCACTCCCAGGTCCGGGAGTTCTTCATTCAAGAAGTTGATAAAGGCCGTGGTCGTGTCGATCTGTTCCCAGTCGGAGTGTGCCGCTTTGATCGAGTCAAAGAACACGTCGCGTTTGTCCGTCTGGTCACGTTTCGTCAGATCCTCAACCTTGTTGGTTAAGCTGTCGATTTTGTCCTGGGCCTTCTTATCCCGGCTCCGCATGAAGTCAGTAAACTCAGTACCGAACATTTCTTCGATATCAGCAGGAATCTCGTCCGTGCCTGATTCGGAATTGTTGGTAGTGGTTCCAGCTGCGATATCGTCTGGTTTGACGGTCTTCAACTGTCTAACTTCTTCTTGGAGCCTGGGGATCTCGGCGTTGTACTTGCCTTGAAGCGTACTGTATTGATGCTTGAGCGCGTTATTTTGCTCCTGCAACAACTTGTACTCTTTCTCCCAGTCGAGCTTTGTATCATCATCTGGCTTGGCTGCTTCGGCCGGTTTCCCGGTTTCTTCTACCTCGCCAGCAGGCTTCCCAGTTTCCTCGATATCCGGGTTCGGGGTAATAATCCCACCATCCGGGTCAAGTCCCTGTTCTTCCTGTAAAGCCTTTATCGCGTCGTCAGACCGTTGGCCTGCTTCAATTACCTGTTTAGGTAAACCCATAACAATGTCTCTCCTGGCCGGTCGCTTGCGCGGTATCGGCACGTCATTTACGGAGTCGGTTAGTTCCGGTGTTCCGCTGGTAAAAACCTACTGCCTTCCATATCTTCATAGCAGTAGGTCCGAGTCACCAGCTGCGCGGCCGGTAGTATTCGGATCTACTGAGAAGGTAGAAAGTAGTAGGGCGTTTTGCTCCCTGGACGGAGATCCAGGGTTACAAACTTTGGCTCATGCGATTCACATGGCCTGACCGTTGTCGGTGTGCTTCTCGCGCACCATCAACGGTTTTAATCAATTCAATAAATGCTTGTGCCCGGCCTTGGTGCCGAGCCGGGTTATCTTCTTCAATACACATTGCAATCGCTTCGGCCTGTTGCTTACGAACCAGATCCATGAATATCTCAAAGTCTTGGTTCTGCGACAACCGGGCGATCGCCATAAGTATCTTTTCGTCTTGGATCCTCACAGCACGGCTACTGCTTTGTGCACCGCTTCTGCGATCTTCTTCCGTTTCGGCGTCAAGCCTGCTCGAATGTGCATTTCCTCACGCTTGAATATCTTTTTCATTTCACGAACAGTCCTAACGCACGTCTTGGCCAGCTGTTCGGCAATCTGTGTGTCCTGGGCTTCGGTGAGCCCGGCTTCCATCTGGAAATCGAACACACGGCCATTCTCGCCGTCGAGACTTAAAAAGCCATGTACCACAAGGATACCTTTGGTTTGTGCCAGCGCATCTGCTTCCGCGGCCGTCGTAGGTATGTATGGCTTGATCTCTATCGCCCGCAATACCTGTGCATCTTCTCGGAGTGCATCACGCACGGTTCTTTCAAGCTGGAGCTCGTAATCGTCCAGGCCCATACGGGCTATTTGTATCAATCCACTCATGCTGCCATTCCCGATACTGCTTCCTGCGGTTGCTGCGCGGGTTCCGTACCCGGCTGTTCGCCTTCTGGCGGTGGCGCCATGCTTTGTGACATAGCGGCCAGTAATAACTTGTCGTCGCTTGGTAACACCTTATCAACATTCACTGCATCGAGCCCACGCATTGAAGCGCGTAGCAGTTCGAGCCGTCCTTCCGGGCCCATGAGTTGAAAGTCCACCGGGTTATTGGTTGACGTGAGCATTTCATTGACGCGCATCTGTTGGGTTTCCCGGTGAATCAATGCCTGGGAAGCCTTCGCCACTACCTCAACGTCACCTTTCTCGGCAAACTCATCGTCATACAGCATGATCTCCCGGTGAGTGCGCTTGGTGCTACCAATGATTACGGAGTCCACATTGCGGATAACCAGCTTGAACAGCCTGCTTGAAGCGTTCATCAGCATTGATAGGCCGCTGGCCGTGGATCCGGCGCCACTCATCTTGGTATCGCCGTACTGGTACTTCGGTATGCCGGTGTACTCGTCGCTTAGTTGCGAGAAGAACTCGAACACGCCGATAAGCACCTGGGCGTGACTGTCCGGTTGATGGAAGCGTATGGCCGGGGATCCAGCTCCCTTCTTGTTCGCAGTGGTTTGAAAGATCTTCCATGGGTATATCTGCGTTACCTTCTCGCCGTCGGCCAGTCGGTCTACTTCCATTTCCACCAGTGGCCCGGATGATATGCCCATGTTGTTACTGATAGCGCGGGCCGCTGAATCACACATATCCTGTAGATCCGTCATTATCTCCGGTACGCCCCGGCCCCAGGGCGAGTTGCGGATCCTTACGAATGAATCACTGTAGTAGGGACGTTCCCCCAGTGGATCATCATTGAGCGTGGCCCGAATAACAAAAGTACCAACCAGCCACACATTAGCTTCGTACCACTTCTCGTTGTCCTCGATCCCTTCCATGCCCCATTCTTTGAGCCATTTACCTTGGACCTTCACCCAACATGAAAGCACGTCAATCAGGTTGCCTGAGTCGTACACGCTATCGTATGGACGGCCTTCGAGCGTGGATCTCTCCTGGTCGGCCCACAACCAATCACTGTGACCGGACCGGCCGTACTGGTCGATCGCCTTGCGGATCTCTGTCTCGTCAAAGCCGGGGATCCCAATCATTGAATAGAGTGAATCCGGGGCCATGCGGCGACGGTGAATAAATGTTCCCTCTTGGAAAGATCGTGATTCTGGTGCCGGATAGCAATCGAATGGACTGACAGCTGAATACTTGCGCCTGGGTTCCTCGGTGACTACGGCCTTCGCTGCGTTCGGCTTGGCTGGATCCTCGGCGCTTGCCCATGCCAGTTGCTTGGTCATGTTGATTTCCGGGCCCATAAGAACACCGGCCTTGAGTGTTATCAGATCCTCGATAACTTCTTCCATGGCTTCATACCAGCCACCCTGCTTGTATTCATCGTCAATGTGATCTTCCATGCGCTCGGCTTTCTTATCCATTGAGTCTTTGGCTTTCTTGCGAACCATATCCTCGTACTGCTCGATACGGTCCCGGAGCTCGGCCGGAGTCGGCAAACCTGGCATGACCGCACGCATTTCCTCGTATGCTTCTTTTGCGATCGCAGACTTGATATCTTCCGGCATTTCCGGGAGATCTGTAGATTCGGTACTGAATGGACGTTCGCCGGATCCAAACAGAATGTCATGTAACACTGATTCGGCTGCCCGGCACTTCACGTCGGTAAGCATCATCTTGATCTCGGAGCCGCCACTATCCTTAATGGCCTGTAACTTGTTCGCGGTGTACCGGCCCTCACGTTGACGCAATGAATCAAGCATTTCACGCTCGATCGGTTGCTTCGCATCCCGGCACCTTACCCATTCAGTTCGGCAAAACCCGGCCAGATTACTTATGACGGGTGATTTGCCGTCCTCATGCTCCTGGTTCTCCTGGGCAACCTGGCGATCTTCTGCCATGAGCTGCTCATTCGTCGTGAAGCCGATCATTCCGGCTGAGTTCGCTATTCCTGCCATGGTTAGTATCCTGCTGCTGCTGCTGGCGCCTTCTCAACCGGCCGGGCCTTGGCTTTGTGCACAACCTTCGTCGTGCCATGCCTTGCCAGATCCGCGAGATACTGAGCCCCGTCATGTGGGTGGCTGTACCTGTTCTTCATAGGTATGTCCTTATAGCGGGCTTCGCCTGCTAACTCCATTCGTTCGTATTGATAGCCACCGAGAAAGCCTTTCCGCAATACCCGGCACTGTCGGTCCATGATGAAACCCGGCTCACCGTCGACCATGGCTTCCAGGAAGTATTCGATGTTGCCAAGCCGGAACGCTATCACGTTGCTGCCTGCCGGTTCAGCTGGCATACCCTCCTGACCCATAACGTCGAATACCGATTCCTCATTATCGTTGAGTGTGACCCCGGAAGGATCTCCCCACACCATGATTGATTCAACTCCTGGGTACTTCTCGGCAAGGTGCGGTCGTAGCACAGAGCGCGTGAACTTACGCATACCCATGCCCTTGCCTTCGGTATCCACTACAACTTCGTCAAGGATCCGCAGTTGTCCCCTGGGTGACAGCTGGCCAATGATCGCGGCCGGTGTCCTACCAAAGTCTACGCCGATCAATAACGGGATCCCTTTGTAAACCACCAAACGCTCTGCACTTGAATGGATCGTATCATTGTATCCAGGGTAGCAAGGCCGCCCGGCGTGACTGGATCCATACTTTCCAAGTATGAAGTTGGCTATCCACTCGGTTGACTTACCCGCTACCTGACGCATCCAGTACGTGTAGCCAAGCGGTTGATGCTTGACGTTCTCACACCTTGGGTTCGGCAAATACACGTTGCCGTCGTCTGTTTCGATCTTGAGCAAGGCCGGTGGTTGCTTGAACAACACGTAATCGTCCGGCCTTTCTTCCTCGAATAGCTTGTACCACCAGTGATCGTCGTCCGGGGGGTTCGTATCCATGGTCACACATGATCTTGTTGGCCCGCCGTCCTTCTTGGCCGGGTAACGTCCAACTCTGCCGGTGCCCATATCGAGCACGTCCTTCGGCACTTCCTTCGCTTCATTGATCCAAAGCGTAGTCAACTCCAGGGAGAGCAACTTCTTAACGTCCTTCGGCTTATCCATGGCCAGAAAGATAAACTCCATGCGATACGCATCAATGCCGCGCTCTTTGTCGCTTGCGTCACCTTCCAGTTCTATTACGGCTTCAATCGGGGATCCAAACGTAATGTTTGAGATCTGACCAAACCAATCCTGAAATGATTTGATCGTTGTCGATTTCAGTTCCGGGTAGGTATTACGCACTACACCATGGCGGCTGCGGGAGATCCCGTCCGGCCCTGGTTCTTGTTCAAGGCCAATCTTGAACTGATCCTGAATACACCCTACTGACTTGCCGGACCCGATCGGACCCATGACCCCGCGCACAAAGCACTGTGAATTATGGAAAGCCGATAGTGTGGGTTCAGCTTCGTATCCAATGTCAATACGCGCCTGTTCCATTACTCTGCGGCGTCCACGGTTACGCCCTGTGGAAGCTGCCTACCATCCGGGGGGCCATAGTTCATCGTGATATGAACACCGCCCGGCGTTGTCGTTGAAGTGTCGTTATACAGGCCCAGGTGCTTGAATAGCATATCCAAGGATGCACGCTTATCAACGAGCCGGATCTTGTGTACGTGTTCTACTTCCCGATTGCCGTCCTCGTCTGTCTCGCCAGTGGCCCGGACCACAACTTCAACTGACTGCACGGCTGCGGCAATAGCGTCCGGTAATGAACGGATATCAATCAGCTGGCCTGCTTCGGTGAACAACTCCCGGATATCAGCGAAGCTCATGTACTGGCATTGTCGAAGCACGCTCTCGGCTGTAACGCCTGTCTCCTTGGCCCTTGCATCCATGGCCTTTTTAAGAGCCACCTGGATTACAAGTTTTGACAAGTTCTGTGGACCAATGCGATTAGCTGTCTTTTTACTATACCCGGCCCTTATCGCCGCCTGAGTTGCACACAGATCCACAAGGTACTCTTGAACGAAGGCCGCTTGTTTGGGTGTTAGTTTGCTATTCATGGCGCGGCTATAACAACCGAAGCATACCCGTCATAGCCTGACGTTCCGAACAGTGGGCTAAATGGCCCAACATTACCATCCGCGGATAACAACCTGTACCCCATCATCATGCTTGTCCAGTTTGGCACGTTTATTACTGAATTCGCTAAATCCAATCCAGTTACGCCAGCACTCATATCCAATGGTGGGTTCTTGAAGGTGCTAAAAGCCATTCCGACATAGACGCCACCATTCACGCCTGTCCGGGCCGGGATTGGTGGTGCCGACGAGCTTCCCGCATCAGCAACCAAGGAGGTGTTCGTGAACGATGCGGCTATCGCAGACAGTCCGTTACCACTCCGGGACAGTGTAAATGTGTATGTTTCTGGCTCGTCACTTGATGCAACCTTAGTAAGAATGTAGCACCTTGATTCAGCCAATCCTGTAGCGCGGCTTACGTCTGCCGTAAATGGATCATGGGCACTTACAATACAGTTTCTTGTCACTATGCCAATGACAATCATATCGCCCTCGTTGGTGGGCGGCATATTTATAACCGCAGTCAACCCGTTGGTTACTAATGATATTACACTACCAATATAGAACCCCTTGCTGGTCTGCGGCCTGCCTGGATCGTAAGGGCCGCTACCAACAAGACTTTTGAAACTGTACTGCAACCGATTATGGATATTCATTCCAACGGTGTCGAGCCAACCAGGGGGGCCGTCTACAGGCCACTCCCAAAGCGGCCACTCAACCTCATACCTGTCTCTTTGTTCGCGGTAGTACAGATTGTCACCGCGCAAATAAACAATATGAATGTCGGATTGGCTAACCAATGCAAAACGCTTATCGTCCATGCAGCATCGGGGATTAACCACGTCTGCTGCCATTTGTTGATGAACGTACCCTGGGAGGGTCGGATCATACCAATAATAATAGGCTTGCTCATTGACCACATAAACAACAAAAGGATCCATGTTTTGATCGAAGGCTATACTTGCTTCGGTTATTCCAGCAAGCGTGAATAGTGTTGTTGGTGCACCTGTCGTTTGGGGGGTTACGATTATATCATCGTTACTGTAGCTCAGGATCCACTCTTGTACTTGTAGCCCTTGTGACGGGTCATTCAGGGCCACTCCACCCAGTTCGTAATCTTTCACGCCGGATCTTTCCTTTCCATCAGGAAAAAGAAAGTCCCCGGATATTACTGTACTGGATAATTTCGGTGACGGCATCATGGCGGTGTATATCTATCCCACGTAATCCGTCCCTTGAATGTGAAGTTCGTAGTGTTGTTGTGCAAAACACCCTTACCTGTGCCTTGATTGATTAAGCTAATCTGCCAGTTCCCAGAAGGAGTATCCCATCTGAGGGCTCTTATCCCTTCTGGACCAATGTTTTCGTGGGCATTTATGTCAAAAAACAATGTATTCTCATTATAGTGATTACCATTCACATAGGGTAAATAGGTCGGGAAAGAACCAACTCCTTCGTCCTGAAGCGTCGGGGATCCAGTAACCAGTCCTAAATCCCCCGAATACACATAAAAACCCACGCACCGCCCAAGCGGACCAGTAGAGCCCGCTACTGATAGATACCCAACAACCGCGGGCCGAATCACCCAATCAAACGTCTGGCTGTCGATAACGATAGTGCCAGTTACGTCTGTTAATACTGGCTGGTAAAACCGGAACTCATAGGTAACGTCCAAAATCTCATCAAACAACACGGTGACTGTAATTGGATCTCCGTTACCATCCTTAATCAGAGATCGCGTTGTCAGATCTCCTGTTCCAAGAGCCATACCTGCCCCAACTTCTGCCAGAATACCCTCTGCGATCCCAATCCCGAACCTGTATGTTCTCCGAGAAAACTTATAGTACGGATCACCTGCAGAACCATCACCGCCAACACCCCTTTCTTCAAATTGAAGGGCACCAGCTTCCGCTACGTGAGCAACCAAAGCCGCATCGCCAACCGCAGGCACCGGCACCGCACCAGTACCAACACGACAATAGCCACTGTACTGTGGCGGGAGTGACGTTGTGGCGCCACTATTACCGAAATTATCCATCCCTGTATCAGTTATTAAATTATTCTGCCACGGCGCTACCGTTCGCCTGGTTCCGTCCGGCCTGGTAATCCCCATCTTAAAGAGTCCAGCTACGCCTACATGGGCGTTAAGCATTGGCTTTCTTTTTGGTGCTGCTTTCATTTCTGTTTTCCTATACATGAATCAAGGTTGCATCCTCTATGCTGAACTCTGTAGTCGCCGTGTCTGCTGGCTGATCGTGAGCAAGGTAGCTAACAACAATGATCAACGAAACATCTTCTACGCTGAACTCGGTCTGAGCGTTTTCATCCGGTGCTACAAAATCAACATAGCCAACAACAATGACCAGATCGGCTGAAACTGGACTAAACGCCGACTGCGCGTATTCAGTTGGTGCGATAAAATCAATGTAATCGACAACAATCTCTAAGGACGCATCCTCAATAGAAAACGCTGTATCTGCTGTATCAACACTGATTGACCTGTTGTACGCATCGGTCAATGAAAACGCGGTTGATGCGTGATCTTCCGCATAGACCGGATACGGGACACTGGTAAGGTACACGAACTCATAACAATGAAGCGGCAATAATGGATCTTTGGCTTCCGCGATCATTGCCGGGGTAATGGCATAAACCGGCCCAACCGAAGGGCGAATCACGTTGACCATGGCTTATCCCGTAATGTTTTTTACAAATCGTTTCAGTGCTGCCCTTGCACGTAAACAGCCTTCGCAGGGCTCAATCAGCTTGCGGATCCTCTCAATGGGGCTCCTACGTTGAATAGTTTTGGGCGGGGTGGGGGTGAACCTTCTTCTATTCAACGTGGTGGCTGGACAAGTGGCGCAATGCTTAGAATGATATCCCGGACCGCTTCAACGTCCCCGCCGTTGGATACTTCGCCCGCTTCCAGGTCGAAAGTGCCGGTGGATCTGTTGTACCTGATCTTGATACCGCCATTGAACTCACGGTATGAGTGCACCTTCATTTTGGTCAAGGTGCCGGTATCCGGGTTTACCCGTTCGGCTTCGTAAGTAGTTACGCACCCGGACAGGGCGAAGATGATTGTAAGTAAGAGGAATAGCGGCTTCATTTGGTGTGCTCCAGTATAAAAGTTTGGCAATACTTCCATGTGGTTCGTTTCCACCGGGGGTTAAACCAAGCTGAGTGGCCGGGGATCCTGTTGTCCTTAACGTTCGTGTTGCGGTTGTCATTGCCTTGATAGCCAACCGCGCCCATGCGTCCCCAGGGGTGCTTGAAAGGAATGAACGTAGCCAGCTTCACCCAAAAATCATGTTTGGTGTGCAATACCAGCTGGCGCCGAACAGCTCCGGGGATCTGCGTCTTGTAGTTGAGAGCCGGGCTTATATGGATCACAAGGATCTTGTTGTTGTAGTCCGGGCCCATCATATCGAGAGCTTGCGTTGTGAAGTTTCCACCGTTGCTGTGGTCAAGGATCACGTCAGCTGTCTCGAAGGCTTTGGCCAGTCGATACAGTACCCGGCTTTTCCGATACGCCTTGAACATGCGGATCATCCAGATATTGAAATACCCGTAATCGCCTTCGTCCTCGTCAACATCGTGGCCCCCGGCTCGTATGTAGGGTATCAGCTGGTCCGTGGTGTTTCTTCCACCGTCCCGGACATTGAAGCCGTGCACTATTACGAAACGCATAATCTACTTCCTTTTCTTTGCGGCCTGGTACTCACCAACACGCTTAACAGCTTGCCGGCCCTTTGTCCGGTTGACGGATCTGCCTGGCGTAACAGCTGCCTTTATGTTCTCTTTGGCTCCGCGCATATCCTGGAGGATCATGCCGTGCTCACCCATGATTTCCTTGCGCTTCTTTTTCCGGCTCTGTACCCGGTCAATGCGCTTGTTCAATTTCTTCACGGTATGCGTGATGAAACCGTCTTTGCCAGTCTTGCTCTCGTATCTGCTGTCAGTCATTTGCGGGATCTCCGGCGTTGTTTGCGGGCCTGTGCGTGCTTAGAAACCCTTTTGCGTGGGTTGGATCCTTCACCGTCAGTTGGCATAACATCTCTCCTTCATCCCATTACCCACTGGCCCTGCCAGTCAGTGTTTGCGATCGCTTCCGCGAGAGCCCTTGCGGGCCTGGGTGTTTGGTGCCACCACCGGGAATCTTTCATTTCCATTACCCAACCATCCACGTCACCGATCATTACAGCTTCGCGCATACGAAGGAACCTGGACAGCTTGCGTATCCCCAGTTGGAAACCCATGTGAATTAACACTTCCTGCTCAACACCATGCAAGATATCAAAACGGCCAGCATATAGAGCTTGGCACCCGGCTATTGCTTCGAGTAGATCCGATCGCACTTCAACCAGGGCGGCTACTTTGGTGACTGCTGGTGTATCAGCTGTTACTCGCTCCCCGGCCCATATCGTTGAACCGAAGCCTATGGTCCACACGCCAAGGGTGTCGAGATATGCCGCTGGCCTAAAACCCTCGAACATACATTGGCGGCTTATCAGGTGCGATACAGTGAACATAATTTTTATCCAAAAAAAACCCCGGCAAGGGGGGGAGCCGGGGTTTGAGTATTACACCACGAACGGTAAATGATGTAATGGCACTTAATATCAGGGATCTATTTCAAGATACACTGATTCTCAGGTATTGGTGCAAGTCGTGTCAAATAATTTTACCGGCCACCCCCGCCAATGTTTATAAATGGATCCTCGTTTAGATTCCGCGTAGTAGGCCAGCTCACTTCCCCGGTTGATTCATCCTTGTACTGGCCGTTCGGTAGTCTCCTGGTTATCGGATAGGTTTGTTTCTGCTCGGTGCTTTTCTCTTTATCGTCCTTCACTTTCTGTTCTCCCATATTGAGTTAAGTATCCAGCCAAGGCCCACAAGGAGCCCGGCCACTATTGCTAACAATGAATAGATCCACCAGTCGTCAGTCATGCTTCACCACCTTTGAGCTTCTTGCTCTGCTGCCAGTTCGCTCTCCAGATCGTCTATACGGCTTTCCAACTCAACAATGCGCCGGGCCAAGGCCACTTCATAAGGAAGGTTCTTGTCTACCACGATCGGCGTATTGAACTGCAAGATTTCGTGATCCCCTTCGGGCCCAGGTATTCCGATCCCAACTTCTGTAATGGCGCGATCTGAGTTTGGTGCCATGCTTCGTGCGAATTTATACTTCATGGAGCTGGCCACGCAAGCAACCGATTGAGCTCACTATTCACTGTGATTTCGTGACTTCTTCGATCGTGGTTAGCCTGGGAGCCGTTTCGAGCCCGGCACTTCGCCCGGCAAAAGCTACACGACTTGGCTTGCTCGGTAAATCCGCGGGCCTTCATATCTTTGACAAACTCCGCTGGTGGATAGTCCCTGCCGCATTTAGGGCAATGTATGTCTCTCTCTTTCATGTTGTTCCCCAAGGGTAAGGCGGGGCACACGGCCCCGCCTGTGGTGGTTACGGCTGGCCTTTT